CTCAAGAGCTACACTAGGTAATGTATCTTTTAAGCTTTTATTTTGACGCCGTTCGGCCCTTAGTGTGTCAATTAAAAGTTTTTGTTCGTTAAAAGAAAGACTCTTAATGTTTTCAATAGAAGGATTCAACCATTTGCCTTCAAATTCATCACGCTTAACTAAAGCTTCTTTAAGTGCTGGTGCAATATACTTACCGCTCTCACCACCACGAGTAGCTAACTTATCTAAGTCAGCTCCAAATATAGGTAGTTTAGTTTTGAGTTCGTTTAAGTTTTGTTTAATCACGCCGGACTTTTTAAACTCCGGTGAGTTAACAGAAACATCCATGTTCTTACGAATTTGCTCTGGCGTAGTTCCTTGGATGTCGGAAGCTAGTGTAGAAGTATTAGGGTCTTCGGAGTCGGCTTGGAATTTCTTACCGGTAAGCGAAAAAGGTTCAGACTTGAGTTTATTGGCAACTGTTTCTAGTGGATACATCACCCCAGAAACGTCAGTCTTTGGTGTGCCGTCTGGGTTTTTGAAGATGAGGTTGGTGCGGGGTTCCATTCTATTGTTACCTGTTACAGTCGGCCCAGATTCTACTTGCACTTTCTCCATCGCATTCTTATGCTCTCCTAAACTCACCCTCTCACCCTTACTCCCTGTGAGTTCTTCGACTATCTTCGGGAGGATGGTGTCGTAGTTGAGTCGCATACCGGGTTCTTGGTCTGCTACTTTTGGTTGCTGTTTATCTCGTATTATCCATTTGTCATGTGTGTTATCATGCTCCATTTCATACTTACTGGCAGGGTATTCATGGTATAGGTTGCCTCTATCAGTTGGCATCTGCTGAACTTTATCCCTAGCAGAATAGTTAGTGGGTATTTCTTTTATTACTGGGTGTTTTGCATGTGCATCATGCCCCTCCGTCATCATCGCAGTCTCTGCATCACTCACCACGATATGCGTAGCACCTTCTTTCCTCGCTTGTTCGATAGCGGCTTTGAGGATGAGATGGTTGTAGTCGCGGAGGAGGGGGTGGTCTTTTATCGCTTGGTCACTCCACTCTTCTATGGCTCTTTGTGCGGCAGATTTCGTTAGCCATGTTTGTTTCTCCATAGCCACACTACCATTTTCCAGTGGGCTTATCCAGCGTTTAGCCTCTTTGTCCCATACACCATAGTAGGTATTACTTTCTTTAGGTATTTCACCTTCTAGGTGAGCATACTGTTGCTCATATGGTTTTACTTCATACTTATTTATCAGTGCGCGTCTCTGCTGCCCCCACCTACTCTGTGCCTCTGCTATCACTGCTATCTTCTCACCCTTCGGTCCAGTCTTATACTGTATCATCGCCCAGCCGAGAGTGTTGGGGAGGTTTTCGTGGAGGTTGTCTTGTTCCCATAGCACAGGGTCTTTTTCTTTTACCTTCTCGAAGTTTACTTTGCCAGTCTCGTCTATAGTCCCACGCTTGGGCCTATTTACATCAGCCTCATATTTAGCCACATCAGCAGGCACCACCACATCCACTCTCTGCACATTCTTTCCACTCTTACTTGTCGTCCACTCAGGCATTGGTTGGTGAATGTCGAGAGCGGAGACGGTTTCGTAGGCGGAGGTTGCAGTTACTTGTTTAGGCTCTGCATCTACTTCCTTTCGTAGCTGTGTGTATCTATCAGCTTTAGCCATATACTTAGCCAGCGTTTCGGGTTTTGCATCTGGCATTACCTGTTGGTCTTTTAGCCAGTTCTCATACGCACTACGAGTTAGTTGTCCTTTTCTGTATTGGTCTAGCTTTTCTTGCTCACTACCAGCTAGTTCCGTATCGCGCCACTCATGCGTCATCTTATCATACTCCTTCTTCGCCTCGCTCACTTTCCCTTCCATGCCATAGACATGAGTCCCAGCACGAGGACCATGTTCTTTAATCCAACTCTCAATTTCAGCAGGAGTATGGCGACCATATCTAAGAAACTTTTCAATGCCAGCAGTTCTCAATATATCAAGTTCGAGTTTAGGAATACTTGAAGGCAATTTATCAGCAATAGTATTACCAGCAAATTTACCTTCTTTATCAAGACTTATGCCAAAAGGCTTAGGAGTTCTAAGCTCTTTGTTAATTGACAACTCAAAAGTATCTCGCTCAGGTTGGTTGTCCGCTTGGAACTTCTTATCTGGACCCTTCGGCGGCATATTACCATTACGGTTTTTAATGTCTTCACTATCTTGCCACAGCTTTCTAAACTCTGCACTCTCCAAACCTCCTTCGCTTTTCAACACTTCTCGCAATTTAGCTTGGACTTCTTGATATTGTTCGTAATCAGACTTCTGGTCGCCTTGGAACTTTATACGAGGTTCAAATAACTTTGGAATCTCTTCATATAATTTAGCCTCAAGAGATTTAATTGAAGATATCTTCGAAAAATCAGTATCTTCTATTAAAGATTTTAACTCTTTAGGAGCGTCTTTTAATAGATTTTGTTTTGCTCTTTCTGCTGCATCATAGCGAGGCTCATCTCTATCTAAATACAGTCTTGCATTCTCTAACTGAAGATGCCTACCTTTGATAAAATTATTTATTTCTTGACCAGAATAAGGAGCTTTCTTTTGCCCTTCATTATCGCCTTGCGCCTTAACAACTGGAGTAATAGCCCCTTCACCACTCGGCTTTAGATTCCTCAAGTCGTGCCGCTGACTCACTGCCAAGCCTCGACTATTATCTACTGAATCTCCCACTCCAAGTTTAGTCTTAATGTTCGAGCCAACATTCTCAACCCACTTAGTAAACTTCTGTCTGCGATTCCCATATAGTTCAGCCTTCCTCTGCTTAGCACCTTCTTCGCCAAGCTGCTGAACAAAACGTTCATCAATAGATGCACGCTCTTCTGGAGTCAATGCTTCCCAATCAGCCTTAGTCTTAAACTTTCTACCTTGAGCATCAGCAAACTCAAGCCCTCTCAACACTGGTTCATGGTCCTTGGTGTTGCTGCTTACAAGCAAATCATCTACATAACCATGCCCAACTTCGTGGGAGAATGTATCTTCTGTAGCCCTCGATTTCGAGATAACAACTTCCCTTGTTTTAGGGTCGAAGTATCCACGCTTTGACTTACCATTGACGGTAATCTTATCATCGTAACGAACCTTCAATCCGCGTCGCGCAGCCTCTGCTTCAAAGTCAGCTAAGAATTTAGCTTTGTCTTTAACTTCATTAGGATTCTCAGGAGTATCTGGTTGATACTTCCTTTTATCTTCCATCGCATCAAACTGTTCTTGTGCCCACTCAGCATCAGTCTTGGGCTTAGTAGCGTTTTGGATTTGAGAATCAACTTCAACGCCAGTATAATCTGGCATAATCTCTTTGCCAGTCTCAGTAACAGCTAGAGGTTCTGGACGAACTTCTGGAGCAGTGACCTTTGATCCTAGTAGTTTACCTTTAGTAGCTTCCTCAAACGCTTTATGATAAACTTCTTCTGCATCTTGCTTAGCTTTTTCTCGGAGTGATGTTTCATAGTCAACTTTCTTCTTAGCTTGAATATCAGCAGACTCCATCGCTACTGCTGAATCTACTGCACTTTTAGTAGGACGATGTGTTCCTACAATAGTGTCGTCTGTGTTTCCAGACATCGCTTCATAAGGATTCTTTCTAATTGGTTCTCCTTTTTGAAGGACATATTCCTTAATCTTTCCGTCCTTGTCTCTGTATTTGATTACTTCATCTTTAGTCTTTGGAACAGTTCCTTCTAAAATCGTCTCTCCGGTTGGAGTTATCGTAACTCCTTCTCCAGTAACTCCTGTCATATTAGCAGATTGAATCGGATTTCCATTGGCATCACGAGTAACTCCATTCGCATCTATAGTAAATCGAGCTTGATTTGGAGTAGATTCTTCTACAGGAGCTTTCTCTACATCAGGCTTAACTTCTGGAGAATGAAAGCCGAGTCGTTGTCCAAGCGCAGTAGGCCTCGTAAACAATGCTCCCGGAAGAACGTTGATTGCTGATTCAAGAGGATTAAACTCTTTCTGTCCTGAGCCAAGAGCATAAGCTTCCATGCCAGCAGCAGGAACAATGTTAGCTCCAGCGTTAATCAGTGCTGCTTGTTGAGAAGGGTTCAAAGCACCCTTTGCTCCTTGCGCCGCCCAGCTTAGATTTCTTGCTCCTTGTGCGAGAGTCTTAATATCACTGAAACTTGGCTTAAATGCTAAAGCATTGGGAACAAACCCACCAGCAGCACTTGCAATAGGATGTTCTTTAATATCTTCTGGTCGAGTAAACAAACTTTGTTTAATACTTTCGGGAACTACTTCCTCTTGCAACTTACTTGCTGCCAACGAAGACCCAATTCCCAGCAACCCAAGACCAAGCAATTTAGAAATAGTGGGTTCTGGTGTTAGCATTGCTGCCGTTCCAGCAACTGTTGCTAAACTCGCCGCCGTTGGAAAAGCAGAAGTAGCAGCAGCACGACTAAAGCTCTCTAATCCACTTGGAGGTTTAGGGATATTAGCAGAAGCAAGCGGCGCCACTGACTCAGCAGGTTCAGCAGGTTGAACCGCAGGAGCCATCTTAGGAACGAACTTGTAAGTATCTTCACCAGTTGCTTCTAAATCGAAATCAGTGTCAGCATAACCATGCCGAGCATAGAGTCGCTTCTTTAGGTCATCAGTAAGAGTAAGTGGCATAAAGAGGATTAGTAGTTTCTTGTGTTATGAGGATTAGTAATTAAATTACGAAGCCTATTTTTCTGAAAGTTCTCTTCTTGGAGCCTTCGTTTCTTTAGTTCTTCTTGTTCAGGAGAACTTTGAAGAAGACTGCTAATAACATTTTTATCCAAGCCCAACTGGTTCATTAAATTCTCTTCCAAATTAGTTCCTTGAACCGCAGAAGGTCTTTGCAGTTCACTAATCCTAGGCTGAGGAGTTTTCGGAGTAGGTTGAGTGCTTACTCCATTCGGAAACAAATCTTCAGGGTTAACCTTAAATTCTTCTGAGCCGAAATTAAGTTTACCCGGAGTGAAAGTTCTCTGTGTTTCTGGGAATTGCATACCCCCAAAATTCTTTATAACAGTAGTCTCTCCACTCATTCCACCGACTCCTGTCATAGGAGGATTAAAGAGAGCGACATAAGGGTCAGTAGAAGCCTGGCGGCGAACAAGACTTCCGGGACTCACTTCATGTTTAGTAAGATTTCCAAGTTCAGCAATAGGCTTTAAGTATGCTGAACGAAATGCGGCTGTCCTCGTGTTTTGAAAGTCAGGAGAGTTTAGCTGGTCATGCTTAATCTTAGCTTCTCCTTCTTGTGTAGAAGCTTCTGTTACTAAGCGAGAAAGCTCTTTAGGAAATGTTGCTTTCTGAATTTCATTCTTTTGACGGCTTCCTTCTTGGCCGGTGTTAGCCTCTTGAGTCTTCTGAGCAAGTTCTGCCAAATGAGCTTTTTTAGTCTCTTCGTATATACTAGCAGCTTGCTCAGGAGGAATTCCTAATGCGGCATAGTGAGCGAGAGTTGCTTTTAGCGCAGCAGCAGTTGCTTCTTTATCAGCATAAGAGAGATTTAGTTCTTTCTCAAATTTAGCAAGCTCTTTTGTGGTAGCTGTAGCACGAGTTTCTTTGTCTTCCCCTAAAGCTTCTTGAGTAAAAAGTTTATCAAATTCATGCTGGCGAGCTTCCTTTCCTTCTTTATCTCTTTGTGCAAAATCTTGCATCCGATATTCATCTTCTTGATTTTTTCGGAGAATCTGTTGAATTATAGACATTCCACTCATAAATTATTTTCCAGTCATGTTCCAAACTTTTAACCAAAATTTCGCAACAGGCTTGAACACTTTAGTCCAAGTTTTATATCCAGTAAGATACTGTCCATATCCAGCAAGAGGAAATACAATACAATAAGTTGCTAGAAATTTAATCAACTTATTTTTCTGCATCATTGGAACAAGCCAATATGACATCTTTCTGTAGCCTTTAGCAATACTCTTGTCTTTCTGATAATAGAAATCTCTGCACCAACGAATATAGTCAGGAGCATCTGGAAAGCCATAAACTTCCTTAAAAATATAACAACCCATGCAACTACCCATTGCATCATGAGAACTTTGGTCAACTGTTTTTCTACTCATATTCTGAGCTTGTCCTGCTTGCTGCCCTCCTGAGATTTGTGCTCCTAATTGAGAACCTTGTTGGCTGAATTGAGAAGAAGGATTTTTATATTGATTCAATCCAGTATTTTGATTTCCTTTTCCAGTTGCAATACTAAAACCATCAACATTAGACCTAGATTGTGAAGCAATCCCCGGGAACAAGTTGAGAGCATTTGAGAAATTTTGTCGCTTTTGGTCAAGTGCGCCTCCAAAAGTCATGGCATTAGCAGCTGTGGTAGTAGAATCTCCCACATTAAGATTTCCAGTTCTAGCGTTTAACCTATTGACGCCGCGCTCTGTATTTGCCATTTCTGCGCCTGAAAGTTTATTAGGGTCCATGCCGCCAATTAAATCTTGATAACCCCTATTAGCAGTTCCCATGCTTGCGGCCCACTCTGGAGAAGCTTCTCTTTCTAGCTTAAAAGCTTGATTGGCTAATTCTCGCCCTCCAGAATTTATTGCAGCATTGTCATTTGATATTCCTCGAACTTGGTCTTCTGCTCCTAACTTTGAGAACAAAGGAGCAAATTGGGAATATTGGTCATAATCAAGTTTATTTTGTCTGGGAGTTAGCTCCTCAGACATTCCTTGAATTGTCTTAAGATAATCTGGGCCGTATCTAGTTAAGGCTTGAAGCGTTTGCCTAGTTTGTTTTGAAGCATTAGGAGCTTTACTTCCAACTCTACTTCCGATTGCGTCACTCATATATTTGAAACTTTGTTGATTATTGACCTACTGTATTTAATTTCTTTTCCTTTTCTCAAAGCTGTAGTAACCTCACAAGAAGGAAATTTATCTCGAAAAGCTTTTGCTAAATTCTTGAAAGCACTTTTAGATTTTGCTATTACAAGAGAACAGTGATAATTTTTCTCAGAAACTTTCTTCACCAGAAGACATCCACTGATTTGATTTGAAGTAGTTTCTACAAAAACTTCACATTCAGCCAATTCATTCAAGACTAAACTCTTCTTGTCCCACTCAGGAACATTAGAAGAAAGAATAAAATCAAAGAGACTTTGCTTCTGCGAAGATTTCAGCTGCATCTTGTTGAGATACTTTCTTGTGTTCAGTGTCACAAATAATTTCAACTTTGTGAATATCAGCGCGACCCGTTAGCTGAATCCACAAACCAATTCTATCTCCCTTACAAGGAGTGGTTATATCAAATGTCTTATTAGCCACATTATCAATAGTGGTGTCTCCGAAAGGTAAAGTAAGAGGACTCGTCGGCGGCACTGAATTGAAAGTAAAGTTACGAGTCATCACTTCTCCAGCCTTAGAATCAGTGAATGTAGTAACAACAAGTTCTCCATCTTCTTCAATGTTTTCCAGCACCACTCTCACTCGTCTAGGAATCAACTCTTTCTCCACTGTTTCAGCTTCTACTTCTTTCAAATAAGCGGACATTTGAAGTAGTTCTCCAGTGAACATCTCAACAAATTGAGTAGCAGTAATCAAATAAACAAAACGCTGTCCACTAACTTTAACTTCTGCGAACTGTTTAATGTTTCCTGTGAGTTCTGGATAAATGTCCAATGACGTATATTGCTTACGCAATGTATCATACACTAACACACCAGCACCATAAACTGTCTCTACCGCAAAGAAAGCATAGTTGTCTGTATTGATTGTGGCTGTTACAGTTTGAATAATTGGTTCTCCATTCAATTCAAACAACTTGAAAATCTTATCATGGAAAGGAGCGTTCTTCCCTTCTACCGCTACTTGCTGAACACTATTAAAACTCGTAATTCCTGATTCAGTAATAAGAGCAGTATCACCTAAGATGTCAACAATAGAGAATTGATTAAGAGCACCAGTAGAGAACAAACCCTGATTAGAGAATGTTGGTTCCCCAAATACTGTAGAAAGAAAATCAGGATACACAATCCAAGACTTCTTTCTAGTGCTAACATAGAATCCTTCTCCCTCAGTATCTGTTCTGGGCCGCGCTCCAATTCCTTTAATCGCAGTAATAGCAGAGAAATCAACTTTGTAAGAAAGCCTGCTTGCTTCGTCTTTTCCAGAGGTCAAAGCTGGGAGCTTATCTCCATTTGTATCAACAGCTACCACAAAATCAAGAGGGCGTCCTGTCACAGAACGATAAATCTCTTTACCATCTGCGGACACCATATAGAGAATTCCATCAGAAGAGTAAAACATCTGTTTCCCAACTGGAACATACTCTCTTTTATCAACACCACTAAGTTCAATGTTATTCCAATCACTTAAAGTTTTAGCAAGTCTTGCTGAACCAACTGAAAAAATCAGATAAGGACGAGAAGAACCGTCTTGACAAATAATAGCAGAAGGAGTTCCAAAAATTTCTGAGTAGAAAGCCATGTCTCCAGTCACTGATTCTCCATCTTCCAACTTCCTTTGCAAATTCATCCAAGAAGCGGGAACAGCTTCTGCATAAATTGTCTCTGCTGTCTCACTAAGATAAACTCCCGGAACTCTTTGGAAATTAGTCCCTGTAGCAAAGTCTCTTACGTAAGCTTTTCCAAGAGCAAACACAATTACAATACTATCAAACGCGTAAATTCCTTGGAAGTATCTGTCATCAACAGGAAAATCCGAAGTCTTATCAGTTACTCCCTTAATAGGAGAAAGACTTCCATAACGATTCCTTCCATTGATTAGCAATGCGTATTCGCTATCTCCGATGTTAGCAGGATTCACATTCCTGCACATACCTCCGGAGAAGTCGCTATACTGAAAGCTAACTTTTACAGGACTAGGTCCTTGTTCTATTGAATCGCCCTGCATTATTGTATGGTAAGTTTAGGAAAGCGTTAGGCTTAAAGTTAATCTTAGTTCTTTGACCAGCTTGGTCATTCTGAAAGATTTGAGTCAAAACTTGTGAGCACTTCTTCTGAAAAGACATAGCATCTTCTAGTTTCTTAGAAGTTTGCTCCATGTATTTCCAGTAAATTGCGTCATCAAACTTATCTGTTCCCAAGAAACAATCTTGGTCGTAACGGAACGGTTGGAGTTTATACTTAAACCAGACTTCAACTCCATCAATGAAATTGTCATCCGTAAAGTTATCTGTGTCAGCAACTTGATAAATTTGATATTCAGACTTATATTCTGAATTCAGAACTTCTCCCATGAAGTTGTCTTCCACGTCATAGACTGAGACGTTATACTTAGTAATCTTACTCTTAACTATTGATTCAACCTCCACAAAATTCTCAGTAGTTTCATGTTCGAGGTCGCCGATAGCGAAAGTGAGTGTTTCACTAATCCGTTCACTCTTATCTGTCTTACCTGTTACCGTAACTGTGAACTCAATCGTATCGGCAACTGGAATTGAGAGAAGGAGAATTGATTGATTACTAATTTCGCGAGCAAGTGCTTTGGATTCTTTCTTTCTCCATTGCAAATACCAGAGTTCATTCTCTCCTGAGAAGTTAAAGTTATATCGGTTTCGGATGTCATCAAGGGAGATTGCTTGTCGTCCATCATAAAATCTCATTCCGCGAACTCGTCCAATATAAGGAGGAAGAGCTACTTGTTGTGAATCTACTGCAAAATCAAACACTTCTTCTCGAAGACATTCTTCCGCGTCGATAGTGTTATAGATTTCTTTGGCGGCCTTGTTTAGTCTATAGATGCGTGCCTGCTTTTCAGCGTCGGAATTTGTCTTTCCGACCTCCATCGCTATGTCTGTTAGAATATCTAAGAGAGGCATAAGAATAAATTATTTCCAAGCGTATACAACTGGAAACCACTTAGTTTCATCAATACCAGCGTAAGTTCCTACTGCTTTATCTGGAAGCAAACCAGTAGTTGTATGAAGCAGAACAGTAACATTAGTTGCATCTACGCAAAAAGTAACTTGAACATTCTGAGATGTAGTAGCATATCCAAGAATATCTACTTCATCGTTCTGATTATACCCAATATCAGCAACAGCATTTGTCATTCGCATGCGAACATGAACAAGTTTTGGAATACTTCCAAGTCCATGTGGAATAGTATGAATTTTTGTAGCAATATTTGAACCACTAATGGTTCCGCTATTGATAGCAATTCCATCATAATTTTTAATGCTCGGGGTTACTTTTACCCAATTACTTCCATCAAATTTTAGAATATCGCCGGAAGTTCCACCACCACCTGCCAACAAATTTAGGCCAATAGCATTATTTGAAAGAATACTTCCAATTGCTGCAAACCCAACTGCTCCTGCACCGTTAGTTCCAAGAAGAGTATTGTTACTTCCGGGAGTCAATACAGTAGGACTCAGTCCACTCAATGCTGCTGCAATGGCGGCACGCTCAGTTGTATTACTTACCCAACCTGTGACACCACCGCTTGATTTTAGATAGCCATCTGTGCCGCCATTAGACGTAAGCTTTACTACTCCAAGTTCATCAGAATTAAAAATACTAGCAGGAGTGACAAGTTCATTTGCGGTTCCGGCAGCATTAGTCCTGAAAACATAACGAGCAGTTCCTACTGCAAGTTTAGTAATTGCAATAGCCGCTGCTGCTGCGATTTCAGCATTAGTAATGCTCAATGCTGATACAGAAACTGCTGTCCAAGTAAGCGTGCCAGAGTTGTAATACTTAGGGACTGGAGGATTCGTGGTAGAATCAAGCCACAAGTAGCGAGCAAACCGAGCATTATTTGCAACATCAGGAGTGGTGCTTTGAAAGAGAACGCCACCGATATTAGAAAGAGGTGCTAGTTGCTGCACCATTTGCATCAACTGTGCTTGTGATACACTTGAAAGTGCGCTAATATCTAAACCAGCATTTACGTCATATTGAACAGCCACGTTATTTATCCTCCTGCTTAAAGTTTAAGTTTACTATATCTTGCATAGTTTTTAATAAGTTTGCTGAGTATTAAACGTCAGCGGAAACGGAGTTAAAGGAAAAGTTTGAGCCAATGTTGTATCAACAACAACTGTTGCTGCCGCATCTTGCGCAACATCCACACTAGATGTAGGATTAGAACAATCAGAAACTTCAAAGACTAGAGAAGTTGGAATAACTACAGTTTGGTTTCCGTCAATGTTCCAAAGCTCTAAGCGGAAAGGAGAGTTTAACTTCTCCCCTGAATATGCAACAAGAGTTGGATTGATGTCTGCACCAACTGTAGTCCAAAGTTTGCGCCGCTGATAAACACCATTATCATCCGTCCAGGTTACACAAAATTGCCCAGTAAGCCCAGAGGGAGCTTTCTTGGGGAAGATTAGAGATACTGATTTAGAGAGGGTTATGTCTGTTTGTGCTATTACGAAGGAGGCTCCATAGATTAGAGGGGGGTAATCTGTTGTATTCCACGTATGAGAACTTCCAGCAATAGCAAAAGACGAAGGATATGCAACGACTTTATTTGCAACTGAAGCTCCACTGCCTTCATTAAATTTCCAATATCCAACTAAACCTGAATCAATACCAGTTACCCCAAAACTTCTGGGCTTATTGTATTTCTCAATTACTTCGTCATAAGTTAAAGCTCTATTCCAAACTTTAAGTTCTGCACCAGTCATTGATGAAAAGCCACCGCCTAAGCCTTGTAAAGAAGCTCCTACTGCATCCAACGATGCTGCAAGAGCTAATGTCGTAGAATCTCTTACACCATTGACAAAAAGATAAACAGTTGTTCCATCCCACGTAAGACAAATATGATTCCAAGCACCAAACCCAAGACTTAAAGAGGAGTTAAAAACTTGCGCGCCGCCTTTAGCAAATGTTGCACGAAGCTTTCCAGTATTTAGATACTGGAAAAAATACTGAGAATCATACCCTAGGATAGTAGCAACTGGTCCTCCCGGAACATTATCTGGTTTTAGCCAACATTCTATTGTTAAAGCAGCTGTAAGATTAAAAATTGCATTAGGACTACTTACTGTAATATCTGTAGTTGAACCTGAGATATTCTTTAGACTTCCTTTGTTTTCAAAACAATTATAGCTCGCCGCAGGTATCGTAAGCGTTTTACGCTTCTTACCTATCCTTATTGCTCTCCTAAGCGTTTGCCAAGTATCGCGTGCCATATATTTAGAACTACTTTCTTATAGCATTTTACGTGCCAATCTTATTCTCTTTTTTATTCTCAGCATGATCCCTAGCTCTTGATAAACTCTGGTCAACAAAAGCGATTAAGGAATACAAACCAAACTTCAATGAATACACAAACTTAATAGTAATATCAAACCAATGAGCAGTGTCCCAAAGTAATCCATTCCAATCTTTGAATTGCTCGTAAGCAGTGTCAAGAAAAGGAATAAGAAAATAACAAGCAACTCTAAACCAAACCAACTTAAATGCTACAATAGTTTCCCAAGCAGTTTTCATAATTATTAACGAGGCCCCGGTTCAAATGTTACAGACATGAAATCATTAGTGATACTACCAAACTTATTAGCTGAACACTGCAATCGAATTAAAGTGTCAATACCATTAGTTTCTGTTAATGTAACCACTCGATTAGTATAGAAATACTGAATACCAAATCCGGGAGATGTTTGCCATTCTGCAAATACTCGTTGTTCTGTGCTTGCTGTTCTAATAATACGAAGTTTAAGATTCCAACTCGCCAAAGGATGGCCATTAGTTAAACCAGTTAAATCCAACACATTAGTGATAGAACCATAGCCCACAAAAAACTTATTAGTCCCACTTAACATATTACCAACCCAATCAGCCGTTATGGTATCACCATTGTTTGTTAATGAATGAGCAGGAACTGTGAATACTGCAAGATTTGTCCAAATTGTAGCAGAAGGTAAGTTTGTTCTTTTGTTTATGTCAACATAAACTCGGCCACCTATCCAAGAATTACTTGTGGAACTTCCAAGCCTTGTTGTTGCATTAGTGGTAAATAAGTTAGAAACCGCTCCTACAAACACATAAGAGTTATTTGAAACTATGATACTGTTGACACGACTCGTCGCGAAGTCTGTCATGTTTGTGGTGTAAGGATAGTCTTTTAGTGTGAGTGTTACACTTGCTCCAAATTGGTTAGCATTGGTAGCCAAGCCACCTGTTGAATCCACATCATTAGTTAGGATTACTGTTGCAACACCAGCAGCATAAGAAACAGAATTAAACTTTAAGACTTGTCCTGCTGTTGGGTTTGTTACAGTAAATACAAAAGTATTAGTAGGTTTCCAATTGAAGTTTGCAGCTTTGATTTTAGTCAAACTGTTTAAGTTAGTTCCTAGACTTATGTAATCATTTGCTTGCACTGATTCAGCATAGGCATTTCGCCAAGGAAAGATGAAACTGCCTAAATCAAGATGATTAGTAGCAGTAGGAACTACTCGATTTGTGTAAATAGTAAAACCACCAGCAGCGCCACCAGAAGGCCCAGAAGAAGTAAAGAAAACAAATTGAGGGTCAGCACCTGGGTCATAATGCTGCATCCCTGTTTGAGTTATCGAATTAGTGCCTCCCGTAGCTCCCGCTTTTTCTACAGATATTTTTGGTGCTGATGTAGCAACTACATACAAATTACCATTAGTCCTATCCCATCTAAATTCATTAGTCCCCGCAAAAACTCCTGTTTCATTAAATTGAATTGCCCCACTATTACCTCCGGGAGTTGCTCCACCACCTGCTGCTGCAAAACTTAAATTAGTTCCTTGGTCAGTTATTGTTATATTTGCTCCCTGACTCACGGTCCTAATCCTGACATCTCCATTATTAGAAACTCCAACCCAACCAAATTGTCCTGCTGGCCATGATGTAGAATTATTAACAATGTTAGTTAATACTCCAGTTCCTAGCCAAGTTGTTATTGTATTATTAGAAGCTTGGAAAGCATTTATGTTTGTAAATTGAACGTAAGGATTAAGCGAAAGATTAGTCAAATGAGCAGACCCTTGTTGCTTAGTCTTTACCAAAGCATCAAGACCATTGGTAGCTCCTTCGAGATTACCAACCCTAGTGTGTAATCCATTTGTAGCTCCTTGCAGATTTCCAACATCAGTGTTAAATTTATTGCTCGCAACATTTAATTGGTTACTAACAACTAAGATTTGCGCGGCGAGTCCATTAGTAGCTCCCTGTAGATTTACTATGTCAGTTTGAAACTTATTACTTGCGACATTAAGCTGATTACTAACAACTAAGATTTGTGCCGCCAAACCATTTGTTGCCCCTTGCAAATTGCTAACATCAGTCTGAAACTTATTAGAAGTCACTCCTATTGCCGTAAAAGAATAATTGCTACTTGCAATCATTTGGTTACTAACCACTAACAATTGAGCAGTAGTAACATCACCACCTCCAGCTACACTATTTCCTATGAAAACATTAACACCACTTACATAACCTGTCAATCCTGAAACAAAATTAAGTGTGCCAGCAGAAGCTATGTTAACTCCATTTGTTTGGAAAAGAGTGTTAGTTCCACTCCCTGAAATACTTGATATGGTCATCCGCCCAAAAGAATCAAAGCTGAGAGAAGTTCCTCCTGCTGCTAAAATATTAGTCCTAAAGAAATTAGAAGGCCATTGAAGTAGACCATTAGTAGAAAAAACTTGAACAGGTTTAGTAGCTTGCGCCGCCAAACCTATTGCTGAAAGAAGATAAAAGAGAAGAAATCTCATTAAGTTAGTTTACTATTGAGATTGAAAGAAGACCTCGGCGGCTCTTTGCTTGAATACTTGTTGTGTTAATAAGGCTGATTTCAAACTGTGAAGTATAAGTATCCCCCTGCAACACTGGAAAGTTTTGATAAAGTGGAATAACAGTTGGAAAGTCTCCTGAATCTGAAATAACTAAAGACAAATAATCATCCTCTAATCCGCCATTACAAACAACAATCTTACACTTCTCTCTCCTAGTATTAGGCAAAACTGTTACTGTTTTGAAGTCAGTAGTAGTTAGAAGTAGTTGTCCTTGAAGGCCCATAATTATTTCTTTGAAGCTAAATTCTCAAAAACTTCTGCCATCTTCTTCCAGAGAGCGAGCCTATCTTTTTCACACTGCTCAGTTCTCTCTTCTAATTTTGTGTATGAGTGTTCTAATCGTTTATATCCAGACAAAACTACTTTCCACAAAATTCCCAAAGCTCCTGACATTGCTATAATTGCTCCAAGTAATGCTTGTTCGTTAGTCATTTATTGATTCCTTTAAGTAATTCCAGATTCTGATTACGGTTATATCATTTCTACACTGCGGACAATAGTTTGAATTCGTTGTGCATATATGCTCATGGAGGGAATGGCGGCGACACGCTTGCAGGTAACGCTGATGAGCGGAAGAATCTAAAAGGTTCTCCGGGATAATGTTTGTAGTGGACAATTTGTGTTCCATTAGTGGGAGAGTAAAATTTCCATTGCTCAGTATAGTTTACTAAATCAGTGGTTGATTCAACTAAACCATTAAGAGGAATTCTAAGAATAGTGCTGATAGGTTTAATGTTTGAAGGAGCTTGCGGAGAAGTGGGAAACTCATAAGGAACTGAAAAATTACCTTCTCCCCAAACATTAGAAGTAGTTATGTAAACTCTTTGAGGAATAGCAAGCAAATTTGTGATTGTGAATCTATTGCTTGTAGTTACTGTTACTAAATTTGTAGTAAAAGGTAATGGGGGAACAGCTACTAAATATACTTTGTAAAGGATTGCTTGATTAGTTGCCGCAGGCAAATCAAACTCAAAAGTCTTAGTTTGAAAAGGCGGAATCTCTGCTTTACAAGCAAGAAAACTAGAAAGAAATAGTAGCAGGATACTTTTCATTGTCCATGAAAGCGCACTGCGCGAGCTTGAAATTGAACTGTAGTTGCTGCAAAGTTTACTGTAGCAACTGCCACATCATTGTTAATTGCTCGAAACACAATTTGCCCATCCGTGGCAGTAGAGTTAGTTGCCCAAGCAGCAAATACCACTTTGTCAGATGGGTTACCCCAAAACTGTGAAGGTAAACTATAAGTAATTACATCATTTGTAGTAACCCCTACTGCTGTAATTACTATATCACTAACACCATTACCAGCGATTGAGGGAAAATCTACTGATGCCGAGTAATTTTTAACTGGGCCAAGGATAGAAACATTAGCTCCTGAGCGATTGGTAAAGCCACCGTTAGCTCCATAATCTCTAGCGTCATTGTTTTCAAACACAGCATTGCGAATGTTATCTTGTAGAACAAATCCATAAGGTGTTCCAATACCCCCATCAATGGCTAGGTTATTTCGCATCACTAAGTTAGTAATAAAGGCGGCCGAGTTTCCAGCAACTCCAACATTAAAAGCACTATTAGCAACGTCGACAGCAGTGTAAACATGCGATTTGATAGCAATGTTATTATCAAAAGTAGAATCACGACAACCTAGAATTCTGAATCCTCCATATCCAACTGAACCAGCATTGATAGCTGTATTTTCTCGAAACATCATTCGCCTAACTGATGAGGCAGCAGCAGCGGAATTTGCCGAATCCCCAATGGTAAATCCAACACCAACACTTCCACTCCCTCTGTCAATATCAATTGTAGAGTTTCCAATAACAATAAAGTCATCTAAAAAACTTAGGCTATTCAAAAATTGAAACCCAGCCGACATACCCCCTCTTGCTACGTTATTTCTAACAAGCCATCCCCTACCTCCATTGAAATTATACCCAACGCAAATAGATTCGTAAAACCCCGGACCGAAATTAGTCCCATGATAGCTAAAGGTATAATCATTTCTGATGTAATTATTCTCAACTATTGCGTTATGAATATTTGTCGCACCTGCTGTGCTTACAGCAAACTCCACCATGTTGTAAAATCTATTACCCCTAATTACACAATTGTTAATGATTTGTCCCAAAGCTCCTGGTGATTCATAAGGCTCGATACCTCTCAAACAATTACGAAACTCACAATTCTCAATAGTCCACCCCGTAGGCACAATTGCTGTGCCATCTGTAGCCAATGCCCCAGACCTAAATCCACCAATGTTTTCAAAATAACAATTACGAACAACCATCTGATTTGTAGACGGAGGACTAGAAGCGACTCCTCCGTCAGCTTCTGCACCTTTATCCGTCAAACCGTGGTCGGCCTGCCGCTCAATGCGGCAATTCTCGAACAGCACATTCTCACAACGCAGCAAATCAACGCTTGACCAGATGAAAGACGAATTAAACGGAAATGTCTGAGAAGCATGATTTGTATATCCAATAAAAGTAACTCCAATGATTTTAATTCCCGAACAATTTGAAATCCAAAGTTGTTGCCCCGGTGCAACACTTCCATCAATAATAGAAGACCCTGGAACTCCAAGAAGTGTAACATTAGTTTTATTGGCCAGAGTAATTCCAGTAAATGTATTACCTGCTGCCAAATTACTTTGAAGTATCGAAGGAGTTACAGTATAAGTTCCAACACCAAGTTGGTAAGTCTTGTCATTCGCTGAGGCTTCGAGGATTGCTTTTAGTCCTGCACCGGGTGCAACAATAGTAACAGCAGGTGCGCCGCCTCCTGCTGAATTCCCTCCCATCCAAAACTGTGCTTGAGCACCAACGATACTCAAAAGCAAAGTTAAAAGTATTTTATTCATATTAACCTTGATTGAAATCAGCATGTGTTCCCACAAATGTTGCTACCCGCACAGAACCAGAATCAACAAATACTGTAATCCTATCTCCCACTTTATCAAAGTTGATTATCCCACCCATTCCATCATCTTGCGCGACTCCGGCAGAAAGAATTCCATGAAAATTATCTCGCGTGCAATTGTTCTCATTATCAATTAGGAACTTAACTGGCACTGTTCCACAGTTTTGAAGAACACGAAATGCTGTGCCATTTTGCTTTGGAAGAGCTTCTCCTGCCACCACGATAAGATTAACAGGAAGAATTCCTGTCGAAACCAAAGGCGTGCTAAGAGCTTCGAGCAATTGGCGGTCAGAGCGTTTATTAGGAAGACCAGCTTGAGGAGAATTTGCCATAAGAAGAAAATTTAGAAATTAGAAAAAGGGGAGTTTTTATCGCAAGATGCGCCCCTAAAAACTTGCCAACATGATTACAACGCGGAGTCGTAATCAATAGTAATCGTGATAGGGACACCAATGTTATTGTTAGTGAATCCCAATCCGAAACCAACACTAAACGGACCAGTAATAGTATTGATTGAGTTTGAACCAAACTGCCCGTTCGCAATACGACGCCAAGGCGTAGTGCTTGCTGCAACCGTATTAGTAATAGACCACAAAACATTACTCTGCGTAATAATGTTAGTAATCGAACTACCAGCAGGGAACGTCCCAGTGAATCCCAAACCTGCAAAGTTTGTGATAGTCCTAGTTTGGTTAGTCAAATACTGAGTAACTTGGACATAAGCTGCATTAGTCCAAACAGTATTCGTCCATCCCAATGCTGCACCAGCCGCAATCGTAGCCATAAACGGAAAATCCGTAAATGAGTAGCTAAGATTAGTAGCACCACCACCAGCACCGTTATCAACACGAATAGTGTTAATAGTAGCTGCCGCTGGAATCAGGTTAGTAGCATTGAAGATAGAACCTGCCGCAATGGTATGAACCACTACAACAGCCGACGCTTGCTGCACCGCGAGCCAGCCCACAAGGATACAAGCAATGAGTGAATAAAAGAATTTTTTCATAGTATTATTTTCTTTTTGTTTTAGTTGTTTAACAATTAGGTAGTCGAAACACGTTCACGACGATAGATAATCGGAATAATGTTACGACGACGATTAGGAAGAATACCCATAACTGCGTCAGAGACGAGTTGGAGATACTCACCACGCTTGTTGGTATCCAAGACTTCAGCGTTATTCTGGTTCAAGCTAGGAACCAAAACATTGCGAGTAGGAATAACCTTACCGTTCCAGTCCATGCCATTAAAATCACGCATAGTCATAGAACTTCCACCATCAGCAAACTTAGAAGGCGGCGGCCCAACAGTAATTGCTTTGTAAGCATCCATACCAACAGCAAACGCAACAGCAAATGGAGCGTTCACGTAAGCAGGATTAGGAACAGTATCACCCTTATCATAAGCAGTGGTTTGTTCCTCAGTAGTTTCAGGAGCAGGAATAGTTCCGTCAGCAGCAATACGCATTTCATATCGCTCAAACATCGTAGTCCAACGACCAAACAACGAACCAGTGAAAGGACCAGTCACAACATCGAGGTCCAACTTACGATTACCGAGAAGGTAAGAACCCGTATCAGTGAAGCTATCCCAAACTTCCGTAGAAGTAACAAGACAATACTTTTGGCGAAGACCCTTACCATCAGCACCATCTGGAGTAACATCACCAGAATAGGGCTTAACATTAAGGTCACTCCACATCACTGTGCCAAGTTTCTTAATGTTCTCAAGAGTCAAAGTATCGCCAACCTTGGCAATAATACTCTGGAGATAGCTCTGAGACTTAGCGAGAGAAACAGCAGGAGAACCCCAATAAGGAGAACTACGAAGTTCAACCGCGCCGTCATTAGGAGAACACACCCAAATGTAAGGGGCACCGTGAAAGATTGCTGTTCGATAGAACAGATCTTTGTAGGTAACAATCTTCTGACTGATTGCTTCAATATGAGAATCAATATGGTCAGTGAGGAAGTCTTGGAAAGAAGGCAAAAACTGAAACACGTTAGAGTCGAAGTCTTGGCGATACAACTGAACATCTTCACGAGTTTCACGAACTTCAACAATATCCTTCTTGGGAAGCTGAAGGATAGTATTAGGAAGAGCTTGGCCGCGCAGAATAGGAGCAGGAACTTTGTTAACACCACGCATAGTGTTACCCATGTTCGCTGACCATTTTTGTGGCTTGAGGAGTTTAGTCCACAAATCCCATTCTTTGATGTATTCAACTTGCCGCTTGGCAAGATAGATAGGCAACTGATTGTAGAGGTCTTTTTCAACTTCAGTCCAGAGACTAGCTGCTCTGGGAAGGTCAATTTGATTTGGCATAGATACTAAAAAACTGCAAAAGGTTAATTACGAATTAGAGACTTTTGGTCTCTTTCCGCAATGCCCTTTGCAGTTATTTAGAAGCGTGCGATGCCCTTCGCTAAGAAGCACTAATACTTACGAACAATTACTACAAGCAAGATTCATGCCAACCCTTATCTAGTATAAGACTCAAATCCTTTCAGATTAAAAGGCTTATCATCTGGGTCAACAGGTTGTCCTTTAGAAGTAGTTCCATTGTTAATCTCATCTCCTGTTGGGCCATTCCTTGTTACAGGTGACTTTCCAGATTTAAGTTGCTTCTCCAGCTCTTCTACTTTCCTAACATGCTCCATTGCGAACGCATACAACTTAGTAGTCAATCCACTAAGCCTATCATTTTGCAGCCCAGCACTAGCCATGATAGTTCTGAGTGCCTTAGCATCTTCGTTTTTTGCAAACTCATCAGCATTAGCATATTGAGGGAAATACTCATCTTCTACTTTAAGCGCACCTGCTTTAGAGTTAAACGCATTACCTTTCCAATTCTGAATAAGAGAAGCTTCTTGCTTTTCCATATCCCTGAATGTTGAAGCAGCTTCCGCAATCCTTGTCATAACAAGAGCATCTGCTTGAGAAGAAGCTTTTTGCTTTTGCTGGATAATCTCACCATTCTTTCCTAGAACAAGGTCGAACCAATCTTCCCCTTCTTTAATGGCTACAAGTTGTTCTCGGTAATGCTTTTCAATAGCAGCAATCTGACTCTTAGTTCCAGCTAGTTCCCTGAATTCTGGAGTAAGTATGAAAGCTTCTTCATGTTCATACCAAGAGTCTGCAACTTTGCCATTACTCTTTTGCTGTTCGGCGACGGCAAGCTTCGTTTTAAGCTCCTCTGTTTCCTTATTCTTCCTTCTCAACTCTGCGATAACGAACTCCCTCGCAGAATTATCCATCTTCTTAAAGAGATGTTGAGCTGATTCAGGAACTAATGATTTCAAATCTTCTGCATTGGCAGAAGGTCTGGCTGTTCCTAGTGCTGGCTTTTTAACTTCTTCAGCAATAACTTTCTCTGCTTCTTGAGACTTGCGCTTATCGTTAGCAACTTCTTTAGATACGTCTTCTTTGTTATCCTCAGTATCGTCTGCCTTCTGTTCTTCTTCATCAAGGATTTTGTTGAGGCTTTCATCAGAGACTGCATCCTCCTTTTTTACAATTTTGTCGAAAGCTGCCAAGACATTCTTTGTAGTTGTAGTATCTTGAACACCTTTATGTTCTGGAGCCGCCAAAGCTTTTGTAGCTTCTGCGCCGGCAACTGCTTCTTCATTACTAACTGGACCTTTAGCTATCAGTTCTTCTGGAGTCATAGTATTTCCGCGTTGTTGTTTACTGCATTAAGAGTTCGCTTTAATGTTGTGTAACGAACTAAAAATAATCTTACCTGTGCATCTGACCAATTATTGTCGGCAGAAACATTCTCTAAAGTGAGAAGAGCTTCGGCGACAGCTTTTTCTAGTTTAGAAATTACTAGTTTAACTTCTGGAAGTTCTAGTGCGTTCTTCCACAATTCTTTCTCGTCATAGAGTTTCTGTGCAGCTTCTTGTTGTTTGAGCTTGAGTTCATTAACAGAAGGCAAATCACCAGCATACAACTTACTCATTGTGTCAGCAAAGTCTTTCACTGTTGACCTCCTGACATCTGTTGACCCATCTGAGCCAACTGTTGCAGTTGAGGAGCGAACTCCTTAAACTCTGGTTTAAGTTGTCCTGCTTCATCTGTTACAGCTTCTTTCAACATTCCTGCTGTTGCCATCAATGCTTGTTTAAGTTGCTGGTCTTGTCCCATCAAGTTAATATATTTCTCTGCGTCTTGTGGGAGCATCTCCCTGATTAAGTCTCTTACGAACTCAAACATCATTTCACCGCCAAAAGGCTGAATAATAGGAAGCAACTGAAATCTCTTCTCAAGGCGTTCAGCGCGACGCACAACATCAATATCCCCTGCTGGTTTAATGTCATAAACCTGATTGATAAGAATTGGATTATTAACTACTTGGCTTCCTTGCTCAGTATGAATTTCAAACGGAGCAATAAGCACTTTATCATGTTGAGCTTGATTCTGAACAATATACCAAGCAATACCCAAGAGGCCGCGCATGAATCCTGAGAACAAGAGAATAGAAACAGAAGCAAGTTTTGCTTGTTCACTTTCTGCTTTATTAAGTTCTGTTGCTGTCTTCCTGCTATCATCGCGATTGATTACTGCTGAAGCCATCTGCCCCATCTCTGCTGACTTCCGAACATCAAGAGAGTCGGCGGCACGAAGAATAGTTGGGTCTGGATAATTCGGTCCCCAGAAGTTCATTGGCTCAGAATAGAAACATCCCGGCTCTAGAGTTAGGTCCATCTTAGTTGGAGAACCACCAACATCTGAACGATTTGTAGGAGACCCATACACGTTAGACGCCCGCATTGCTCCATTGATAAACAAACTTCGAAGAGCTATTTGAGCTTCTTGCCAAGGCAAGTCAAAGAACACGCGCCCTTTCTGCCCTGTAATAGATTGCTCTTCTGTCTCAGAGTAAAGATAAATCTTAATGGGATACTGAGACTCTGTCTGTTCTTCCATTACTGTTTGAACTTCTGGCACCTGAACTTGTTGCTGAATCACTTGTTGTGTGATAGGGTCAACTGACGCAACTACTTTATCAACAAGAACTGTTTTTTGCTTCTGCTCGAATCTTCCCAATGACAACGGCGTTGGGTCTTTTAGCCAAGTATCAACATTCTTATCAAGAGCACACCAAGCTACATACACAACATCTTTCTGTTTAATGAATACTTTGTAGATGTCAACATTCTTTGGAACTTGATTAGCTCGTGACTTCTCACCTTCAATAGCAACATTCACTGCTTCTGGATTAAATCCATGCTTGTCCACAAAGCGATTAAGCTGAGACACTGAAAGCTTAAAGCGGCGCATGATAACTTCACAAGCCTGAATATCTTTTGCATCTGTCGGGAAAAGAAGATTCTCATGGCCGATATGTTCAATTCCTACATGAAGGGGTTTGGACTCGTCATAAGTAACTTCTGCTGAATCCCATCCATGAGTCTGAGCACCATCAATAACTTTGAACAAATTCCTAAGCATACCATCATAAGAAAGTCCTTTGGTGAATTCTTGTTCTAATACCTCAATCCCTGAAAGAAGTGGATTAGAACGGCAATCAAAGATAGCAAGACGCCGCGATTGTGTAAGATAGTTTACAAAGATTGGTTGCTCTTTCTTAATGTTTTCATCAATAACTCGGACACCAATCAACACTTCATCTGCTTTGAGACGACCATTAGCACGGAGAGTCTCCATGTCAATCTCAATCTTCCGAATGTTTCGGCGACGCTCTGTCTCATTCTTTTCAGCACTCCATTCTTGTTCTAATGCTGTTAGCTTCCCTTTGAGCGTTTCAAATTGAAGTTCTTCGGGAATGATAGGAACATCCATTACTTGTTGTTCTGTTGCTGAGAGAGGAATTTTATCCATATAGTGAGCGAATAGTATCTACAAGAGTCCGACCTTGCTTTTTGTTTTTGTTTGTGGGTTCTGAAAAATACTTAGAAGTTCTTCTATTATTTTGAAGAACAGTATTAGTGGAAGGAAAACTGGGAGTAATGTTCTTCATGGGAGTCTTTCCATGAAAATCAAGAATACTGAGAGTTGAGAAAGCTAAGATTAGTGCGTCAGCATCGTCAGGAGAATCAGAAGATTCTTGTGTATAGTCTGACCTTTTCTTTCCTTTTGCTCCGGCTCTCTCTTCTGATTTAGACCAAAGCTTCATTTTACCTGCACCCTCTTGTGAGTAATGTCTGCTAGTTAATTGCCGCCGAAGGTCTGGATGAAGTTTATCTTTGGGGATATGAAGAAACCCTGCTTCAAGAATTCGAGCAAAAGTAAACCACATTTCTGCTCCGCGATTTAGATAACGCTGATTGTTAATTGCTGAACTCTGATTTAGGACGCGTCGAATGTTCCAACCCCTACGACCTAATCCGTCGATGATACCTTGTCCGATACCATTATCATCTCCAGAGATTCTATTACCACATGTTACAGTATCAAATCCATACTTCTGAAAAAGTCCTAAACTCTTTCCGTCATCTGTTCCTACTAATGTATCAACTGTCTGTTCTGTATCTACAGCGCGCCAGCGATCATAAGCAATAAGCTCATTATCTTCGATTACATAGAATGTGTTGTAATCATTACCTCTTCCTGAGAGGTCCAATCCTGCTCGGCGGCCCATTCCTAAATGGAGGCGCGAAGAACTTGCTAAACATCTATCGAGAAGTTCTTCTGTGATAACTACTGATTCCCCTAGTGAAGAGAATAAGCTAAGTCGCGTATTCTTAAACCAAGGGTCATTAGGACCAAATTCATCTTCTTCTCTTTTTATCTTCGACCTTGAGATGTGAGGACAATCATAAGCTGTTATGCGCCGCCCATAGAATTTTCCTTCTACATAAGCGGATGGGTATTCTACTCCTTTAATCCATGAATCATATAGATGCCCACGAGAAGGTCCAGCACTTGAAACTTGAATTAGGTAATTGTAAGTGCATTTAGCAAAGTGATCAAAGATTTCTTGTGGAACAGTCTTTGCTTCATTGACGATTAGAATAACTCCTTCTCCAGTATCTGCATCTGGGAAAGGATGATGACCTTCTGCTCGACCACCTTCATTAGTTACAAAAGTAACTACTTCTGAACCTGTTAGCGAAATCTCTCTTCCTGAATTATCTTTGTGAATTGTTGACTTAAATGTTTCTTTCTTGATGTCAATTGCTTTGCTCATTACTCCGTTAATTCGGAGATACTCATTCACGTTCTGGCACAAGTATTTAATATAATTGCGAGTTTGAGAATCTAGCTGGAGGTCTGATGCTGAAGTAATGATTACTTTGTAACGTTTCCAACAACAGAGAACATACGAGACAAACCCTGCTATAATGTAAGCATCTTTCCCTGAACCGTTCGCGGCAAGCAATACATATTCGAGGGGGTTGGCTGTTGTGTATTTACCCTTTTCTGAGAGTCTTCTTAGTTCTTCAATTTGCCAAGAGTATAACTTCTTTTTCCCTGATTTTAAGCTAGGGTCGAAGAAATAAACAAACTCCGCCGCGTCTTTGAATTTAAGGGGAGAATAAGAAGAAGCTCCTTCTCCGCTGGGAGAAGTTGATTTATGATTAGTCCTAGTTTCAGGTGAGAAGGGGTTTCTCTTGGTAGGAGCGGCCCGTGAAAGAGCTTCTTCTAAAAGTGCTAATGTCTCTTTTTCGTCCATGATTAGCTAATTTGAGGAGTCATTTCAATTTCTAAATTCGCTCTTACTTTTTCAATTTCAGCATTGAATTGAGATAAGCGCATGGACAAATCAACTTCTTCTACTGCTTGCGAACGCTTTTTAAGTTTGAGTAATTCGAGCGGAATATCATTTCTGCCGCGCTTCTCATTCATTAAGAAGCGAAGAGCTTTTTCGCGAACTGCATCCACTGGAGAACAACGTGCTAAATCAGTGTAGAGTTGAGTAATTTCATCTTCTTCCTGAACTGCGCCGCCAAAGTCTTTTTTGAACTTCATGGAAACTGCCCAGAGAATAGATTTAACTTCGCCTTCTGAAAGCTCTTGCTGCTCCGCTATTTGAGGAACGGTGAGATTGAGCACTTCATAAGCAACCTTAATACTTTCCCCGGCGGCGGCGATGAATTGTTGGCGAGCGTTCATAAGTTCTCAGTTCAGCCCTTCTGAAGCAGCATATACATCGAACACTCCACGCACATGCTCCAAGCTTCTGAGCTAAGTTTATCTTTCCAGTTTAGTTCTAGCATAACCCTCGAAGAGCAAGTTTTGTGCCAAAGAATTTAGTGGGTAGCTTAGAGTTTAGGGATTTAGTGTATCAGGGTTTCAGGAATTTAGTGTTTGGGAATTTTGGATTTTTTGATAAAAAATAAAAAAATCGGAGTGGTTCTGTGTAAACGCGCAATCTCATTTCGGGGTATACCCTAAGTTAGCATGCTACCCTTAACCAATAGCACACTAGATAAGCTCTCAATCATAAGTATCCTAAGCAACATACTCATGATTAGCAACGGGCAATTTTTGCCTAGTTGGGAATGGTGACGTGGGGCGACTATTACGGGACTTGTATGTTAGTGGGGCGAAATAATGTTAGACGAGTCTAATAGTGTAAAAGGAGTCTAATAATGTTAGATTAACCTAATAATTTTAATTAGAAGAATATTTCTTAGTTATATCTAAATATATTATATCCTACTAACTCGCACTACGCACGATTTTACAACTAGGAACTTTTTGCCGGGTGCTAATCCTCTTTCAAACAATTAACATACCAAAACTAGAAAATAAGTAAAGTATTAGTCGCGCTAATAGTGGAGCATTAGGAGCGGGCATTTCTAATGATTAGGAGTGCTTAATGAGTGCGACTAATAAGCGTGGAGTTCACGCAAAAGGAGTGAAATACAACTTATTGAATGACAACGAGTTATGGATGGAAAGTGTGTAAGTCGTTGATAGTCAACGAGTTAAAATCACGCATAGGAGGTAATTGGCATGGAATATGCAAAAGGGGTAAAGTGTTGAGCTGGAGCAAGTTAAAGAGAATTTTTAGATTGGCACTGACTCTGCTATAGGTATGGCATCGCCGATAGAAGCGCAGGTGCGTGGTAGGCGATCAACTTAAACGGTAGGCCGGATGTCGCGAGTTCGCCGTCTCTTTAGACGCTGGATGTTCGCCCCGCGTGAATAGCCTACTAGAGAACAAAGATTGAGCATAGTGTCCAATCTTTTGAGAATTGAACGAATAAGGCACGCAATAAGTGTGTCCACGTATCAACACTCAGAAGATAGACACTATGAGCAATCAAAACGCAACACTGAACGCACAAACGACGCAACCTATTGAATCCTTCGATTATGCGATGGCAGTCAGTAAGGCCGCCGAGCGTAAACTTGGAATCAATGGTTTGACAACGAGTGCGCACACTTTGAACAGGCTTAAGCTTGTTTCTTCAGTGTGTGCATCGGTGCGGAACGCATATCCTAGTGTCTTCGCCAAGCGTGATGAACAAGGCAACATCTTGCCAGAATCTTCGCGCTTGCCAGAAGACATTTACAACAAGGTATGCGTCGCCGTTGACGAATACATTGGTGCCGCTTTCGACAAGTTCAAAGCGTCGCCCGATGAACTCGTCAAAGTTAGCACTCGTTTCGTTCACTTAGCTAAAAAGCAAGACGTTATCTTGCGGCACACTATTCAACGCGATGAAGTCATTGCCTTGAAAGAGCGCAAGTTTGGGATTGTTTTGTTCATTGGCGAAACTGAGCGTTGTTTGGCGAAGTTGAACGAACAACGTTCAACTTGGTCTGAAGCTACGTTTGAACGCGTCGCCAAGCTTGAAAAGCGACTTGCGCTTGAACAGAAGACTTTGGAACGCTTGACTACTGAAATCAGCAAGCAAGCCGAAGTCAGCAAGTAAGTAGCGCGGCACTATGTTCAATCTTTGTTCTCATAAATATATGAAACTCTATTGGCTGATTCTCTAATCATAACCTATAGCGTGAAAGCAATGTGTCTTTCCGTATCAGTTTCATCATGTCTCCCATTAGCACGCCGAAAGGATTACAATGGCATTGTAGCGGCGTAGCAAAAGACTAATGTGCAAAAGACTACACTCGAATCCAGCTTGTAGCACAGTCCCTTGTTGGTTAGATGCTATGCATAAACATCTAATCTTTGCAATCTACAAAGGACATCAAATCTATGTCAGTCCTGTAAGCAATTGTCCTTGGCAACATTGGCAAATGTTCACAGAAAACGGACTCAAATTTGACATCCTTTTTGGAGCGAACTAAATTTAGTGAGAGGGTAAGACAGTGAAATAAACTGTATGTCCCTAACTGTTGAGCTAATTTTCCTCTTTATAGGAAAATAGGAACCAACGACCTCACTTCATTTACAAACTAAGCACAAAAGTGTGCCTAGCATTTAGCCAACAAGAGAACTTTTATTTGATAGTTGGAAGCTGTCCACAAAATTCAAAACCTATCTTCGATTATGAAATGCTTCAAACTAACAGATGAAAAAGGACAATCCTTTAATGGTATGCAGTGGGGTGAAGGGATAACAAATGAGATTCAATTGAAAGAAGATGAAACAATAGCTCTTTGCTCAAATACTTGTCTTCATTTTTATGATGACAAGTATTTGGCAGTCCTTTTGAATCCAACTCATGCTCAATTCAAATCTCCAATTCTATGGGAAGCAATAGCAGATGGCAGTAACATTATCAGTAACTATAACCTGAAATTTGGATGTCTAAAATTGACAACTCTTCGAAAAATAGAACTTCCAGAATATACAGACTTACAGAAAATATATTTTGGAATTATTTGCGCAAAAGAAGTTTATAAAGATGAACAATGGCAAACATGGGCAGATAATTGGATAAGTGGAAAAGATAGAAGCCTTAAAGCTGCTACTGCTTATTATGCTGCTTATTATGCTACTAATAATGCTTATTATGCTGCTTATTATGCTACTAATAATGCTGCTTATGTTGTTGCTTATTATGCTGCTTATGTTGCTGCTTATGTTGCTGCTAGTCTGCCCCTAAAAGAATTAGCACTAAAAGCCTACAATTGGAAAGGATAATCCGGTTTTCACTATACACAAAAGTGTGTATAGCTTCCATCTATCAAAAAAACAGTTACTTAGATTGAGTTGATTGAGTTAATCGCTGGCCAGCATTGGCTATGGTTAATCCATCAGGAATTTATTTCCAACACGTCAATCAATTCAATCTAACTAACAAGAGGACTGTCTATAATTGCTTAAAATTTAAGCAAGCCCTAAATAAGCAGTGGCACAGAAATTGCTAGATGCAGGAAGTCCTAAGTCTTCCTAATTGATAAGTTGTAAACACGGAACAACTATCTATGCACTGTGCCGCCGGACGAAAAGGGGCGAGTCAGTAGGAAGGGACTATTGAAAGCTATGCAAACAATACTAACACTACCTAACGGAGAAGCGAGTCTCCATGCGCAACAATCTGACCAAGAGTTTACTCTTGTTTGGCTTAATTCTGGCAACTGGAAACTCACAATCGTTGACACAAGTGGAAGCCTCTCAATGGAAAAAAGTTATGCAGCAATTCTTTCTTGTAAAGAATGTGCCGCATTTTTGTTCATTTGGGCTAATTCCGACGAAGAAAATGCAGAACTAGGGATTCAGTATGAAATCCTTAGCGAATTCTTAAAAAATATTCCACAACATCTTCGTCCAATTCCATAAAATGCAACTAGAGCAAAACATTTGTTTTGCCTAGCTTTCAGTAGTCCTTTACCGTAACTGGCCAGTTCCTAATTAGGAACCGAAAAACCAAAGAGCTTCCATGTGACAGATGGAGGTTCCCTAGAGAGTAGTAGAGCATAAGATAGAGTGGAGACTTGCAATATCCATGCCAGCAAAAATTCATGTGTCTGGCAGTTCTACTACTTTCTATGGAACCATCTTACTAATATGAACTCAAAAACACTAATCCTTGATTTCCTCGGCTGCTTATTCATTTGCGCCGCGCTTTACTTTCTCTTGGTTGTTCTTTAATCTCTCTCCGGGTAATTAGAAAAAGGTTCGTCTTGCAAATCCTGCTTTGTGAAAATAAGTCAACGTCTAAACAACATTGAGTCATTCGGGCACAAAGCACTAATTACTGCTCCTGTCGAGTAACGGAGAGAGAATTCAATTTTAATAATTCTATTTACACCCTCGATTAAAATATGGGATATTGTTCTTGCTATAAGATAATCATCGAAAGAGTCCAAAATCAAGATGGTTGGGGTTACTTAGTCACTTACTTTGACTATGAGATTGAAGCTGGTTGTATTTATAGAAAAGTTCCTTACAAACCAGAAACAAAAATCTTTATAGATAAAAATGAGGCTTTTACTTTTGCTCTTAAAATGATAAGTCAACTTAGTATGTAAGCAGAGTAAATGATTTTAACAATTTATCCCGTGCCTGTGCTGGCCGAAAGCGCGAAAGAGCACAGCAAGACATCACAGTCGAAGATGTCGGCAAGCGTCACTGAGTCATGTCAGGACACTCTCGCGGCGGGATAATTCAATATGCCTCGCAAGCATACGACAAAAGAAACAGCAATACTAGTTATGAGCTACAAAAATGTCGTTAAAGCAAAGTTGGCTGTCTTAAAGCTTCCGGCTCACCAGCGGAGCGAACTGGTGAAACTTAATTTATGAGCGCGTGGCGGAATGTAAAGACGCATGACTTAATAACGTGTCGGTCTATTCGGAGTGCGAAAGCTACCACCGAGGAAGAACCCGACGTGCAGGTTCAAATCCTGCCGCGCTCAACCTTTTTATGAAACCATATAGAATAGACAACATTCATGTTCAATTCCTGATTAAAGGTAAAAAAGTTTGGAGGCCTTACAAAGGCCAATCACTTAAATTAGGTAGAATTTTTAGATTTGGACGAAATTATGAGTCTTGGTCTAGTTTAGGCTGGGACACTGTTAGTAAACATAACGCATGTTAACAACAACACTCAACCTTTCAATTCAATAACTTATGACCCCTGAACAAAAACGAATCGCGATAGCAGAAGCGTGTGGATGGACTCACAAAACACAAGAGCATGGAGATGCCTACTGGTGTCATCCAGAAGTAATGCAAGTTTGTTATTCTCCGCCCAACTACCTCAACGACCTGAACGCAATGCACGAGGCGGAGAATAGTTTAACAAACGCACAGCGTCGTGCTTATGTAGCAAACTTAGTAAATGTGCATCCACTTCATTACGACCCAACATTACCATCTGACGATAAATGGATGCGCATTTACTTCTTAGTTAATGCCACCGCAGCCCAACGCGCAGAAGCCTTTCTCCTCACCATTAACCAAAAAACAAAACCATGAAAATCAAACTCGAAGTTCCTTACTCACATTTCGTAATTATCGACGTTGACCAAGACTCAGGAGTGCTACTTAGAGCCTTGTCTTCCGCAAAACTTGTAACTTCTGAAGGCTATGGAAAAGACATCAAGTGGATCGCCGCCGAAGTAGATAAACGCTTGTCTTTTGAAGTTGTTCAGGATGACTTCCTAATCGCACCGCATGACGCAATCACTAAGTTGACCTCTGAGAACGCACTAACAACAACTCGTTGGCTAGCTGAATACTCTGAGAAGAACAAAATCCAAGCAGAACTTACTGAGCTGAAAAATAAAATCGAGTCACTTGGAATTGAGATTAAGTGAGTTAACTAAAAAACCAAATGAGCATTTAGCTTATGCTATTCAAACTTGGTGATAAAGTTCGTAAAATAACAGGCGCAAACTGGCGAGGGACAGTTGTTGGGACTTATTCAACAAAGCTGACTCCAGAAGGTTATTGTGTAGAATCAGAATATGAATCTGGTTCTGTCCAGATTTACCCAGTGAAAGCTTTAGTATTACAGGAAAAAGCGACGGCCAGGTATGAAAAAAATAATTAGTCTGTATCAACGAAACTACGAAGGCAGCCGCCTTGTAAGAAATGAAATCATGCCGGGTGCTGAATGGGTGGCAGCCGGTGAAGGTGTCGCTACACGCAAGTATGATGGAACGTGTTGTATGATTCGGGATGGAAAACTGTGGAAGCGATACGACGCAAAAAAAGGAAAGACACCACCAATCGGATTTGAGGCCGCACAAGAACCTGACTTTGTAACTGGTCATCACCCCGGATGGCTGCTTGTCGGAGATGATTCTAGTGACCAATGGCATCGTGAGGCGTGGAATGTGGTTGGAGGAAACTTGCCCGATGGGACATATGAACTCATCGGACCAAAAATCCAAGGCAATCCAGAAGGCATACCAACACACACACTTATTGCTCACGGGTGCGAAGTTCTGAATGATGCGCCACGCTCTTATGATGAACTCAAGTTGTATCTAAGTGGCAAAGATATCGAAGGCATCGTCTGGCATCATCCTGATGGGCGAATGGTAAAAATCAAGACTCGTGACTTTGGAAGTCAGCGACTATTAGTAAAACCAAAGAAAACAAAATGAAAGCCTCAATCCTTATTAGTCGTCCTGATGGTAAATCACAATCCTTCACAGGAACCATCATCAAAGAATCATCAACACACTATTTAGTAGTGCATGACAAGAATGATTCTTCTAACATTGGGGAATGGTTCCCCAAGAATTCTAAGTTTAGCTCTTGCATTAAGTTGCAAGACTAACCTATTAAATCCTTTGGCATGAGTCCTGCTAGAGAGACTTGTCCTTATTCTTTCAACCTTAGTCCTTAATTAGTAGTTTAGCAATTCTCGCTAGTAAAATATACAGAGTGTTTCTGTCTATCTCTATCTAACAAGAACTAAATAGAAAAACAAACAACATGAATACAATTGTTCGCGAACGTAATGGAGTTGCTTTTGAAGCAGTTCCTCAAACTATCATCCGTGGTGCCGCGCGAGGTCAACTCTACCTTGCGTTTGTTCCTACTGAAGAGAACCTTGCAGACTATGTTAACTTCCTCGGTAAGAAAGAGGCAGTTGACATCCTTGCTCGTGCAGCGAAGGCTAATGGTCAAGCTGCTCTTGACTACACACTCGGCGACGCAGGTTGGCAGAAGCGAGTTGTTGCTGATGCTGAGACTGGTAAGGAACTTGAACAGGAGTTCTATGATGCTGACAGTGTTAACTGGGACCAAGTTGTTGACACTATCCTCAGTGGTGCCGTCAAGGGTGGCGTTACTGCTAAGGAACTCCGTGAAGAGCGTGAAGATATGGTTAAGCAGATGACTGCCCTTTATACGGCAGCTTCTACTAATCCTAATTTCACTACCGAACAGCGTGCTGCTGCCTTCAGCGAAGGTATCTCCATCGCTGCTAAGATTGCAGAACTCGAAGCTGCTATCGAAGCTAAGAAACGCACTCGCCGTTCTGACGAGAAGTAATTTCTTGGCAGAGAGTTGTCTCCTCTCGTCTCCTGACATTCCGCTATTAGTGTCGCCAAGATAGATGAATAGCCTCGCTTTTCCCGTCGTGCTATAACGGGAATTTTTATTTTATGCCATCAACAAAAGTATTAGCGTTAAGAGAACTCAAAGTTTCAAACAGTCTTCCTCTTCAAAGTATAGAAGATGAACGCATAGTTCATTATTCTAAAACTTCTTATCTTCAAACCTCTAAGGGACAATTTATCAACGTGGGAGAAAAATTAAATGGACGAACAGCAAAAAGAATTAGGAAAAAAGCAAGAAGAATCAATGACAATTCCAAGGTCACTATTTCTAATCCTACTTTGGAGCTACAAGAAGGGAGTGGAGCTTAGGGATAGAGCAGTTCCCGGAGAAGAAGTAATCAAGATAATCAGGGAACAAATACCAGACCTTAAAGAAGCAGGCATCTACATAGAAGACATTGAGGGCGCGCAATCAGTAGTCTGGAGATATGAAGAATGGAGGACAGCAGGTGAGAGAACAGCAAAGATGAAGGTGATGTCCACAAACTTTAATCATAATGCGGACATGATTGCGGAAGCTATCTTCAAGAAAGCTCCTATGCTAGGACTTCCTTTCTGTAGAGCGTTAGCTTACAATGCAGTTAAGCTACAGGATTGGAGTTCGCTTGCTCCTTTTGGAATTGACATTGAAAAACTAAAGCTATGATACACGAAGTTGTTTCCCCACAATCAGCAAAAGGTTATTCAGCAAAACCTCCTCAACTTATGCTTAATAGCAAAGGAGAATTGAGAACACAAGCTGGTCATATCCCAAGAATTCCAGCGTTTGCTAATATGAATGTAGTAGTGATGACCCATAATCATTATCAAGACCTACTCAACAGACTTTGGGAACAACATGAACTAATCAATTGCGCATGAACTATGCAACCTTCAACTCTGCGAAAGAAACGTTTAACACTCTATCAGCAATCCCTAAATAGGTGCCGCCTAGACCTATCTCTAAAGAAGATTAAGACAGCAAGGGAAGTGTTAAACTTCTTGTCGGTTCCCCATGAACGCTTCCCAGCTTTAGCATTAGATGAGCCACTAACAATCAGTGCTTACAATGTTCACATAGCTAATCCACTTGAGGAATCTTTCAGAGAAGTTCTTAGGAAAGAAGTGCTAGATGAACAAGCAATAGTAGCTTCTCCAAAACAAATAGAGATTCCCAAGAATGATAATCTTCCTGCTATTGTTGAATCTGTTGTCCCTAAAACTAGCACAGACCTCATTGCTAAATATCCAGTCACACTCTATCGACACCAAATCAAAGCGACGAAAGAGTTGAAGCATAAACTCTTAGTAGAAAATAAGAGAGCTTTATTGTTGCCAGCAGGAGTGGGGACAGGTAAAACATTTATTTATGGTGCTTTGTTAGCAGAGTTGTGGCAATCAGGATGGTTCGAGGGTAGAACTTATTCACCTTGGCCAGCACTTATCATAACAAAAGCTAGCATAGTTAAGCAAACAAGGCGGGTGCTAGAGAATCACTTCAAGTTGTGTCCAGTTAAACAATTCAGGGTGATTAACTTTGATGCTCTTCGTTCAGCAAAAGGGATGGAGACTGTCATTGAGAAAGTGAAGAAGGTAGTTAATGGAGAACAAGTAATAGAATACAAGTGGAGAAAGTTCTTACATCCACTCTTCGTGGTAATTGATGAATGTCAGAGCGCAAAGAATGAAGACTCAACACAGAGTCAAATCATTCAGAATTTAGCTGACATTGAAGACCCAAATGTAAAGATGGTATTTAGTTCGGCGACGCCTTGGACGAGGGTGTGTGAAGCTAAATACTTTTGTGTAAACTTAGGGATGCAATACAAATTATGAACACACAAGAATGTATAGTAGTAGTAGTGACTTGCCTAATCTTTTTAGGCTTCTTCTTTTGGTGCATGATTAAATACTAAAAGATTATGCCCACACTAGACAAACAACACTGGCCGCTCTGGTCAAGGTTCATTGCTGCTCCATCAGACCCAATAGAATACTGTGAAGCAGCAACAGAACGCTTGATGAAAGAGATAGCAGACTACATCGTTGATGTTAAGAATGTGCGTCCGCAATTCAATGCTCATAACAGAATTATGATGATTGATTTTGATTCACCAAAGGATGAACAAAGATACAATCAAGCATACGAGAAGTATTGTTTAGCAGTAAACAAACTAGAAGGGCATACATCTTCATTCGCACAACTAGTTGAGTGGTTAAAGTTCAGGCAAGAAGCGGAACTTATTCGTGCTCCGATCTTAGCTAGACAAATGAATGAACAAGTGGAGAAGTATGGGATGGCAGCAGTATGCGCTTGCAACTTCAAAGCAACTATTGCTAAGGTTGCTCATATTCTTTATTCTACTTACGGTGTGCCGAGGAAAAAGATTTCCTTAATTTGGGGAGGTAGTTCAGTGTTCTCTGCTACACAAGAGGAACGCTTTGAACAAGATGAGATTCAAGCATTGCTCGCTTCAGTAATTGCTGGAGGAAGTATCGACTTGAACAAGATGAAGAAGATGAAGCAACAGTTGCTTGCTGATATAGCAGGACTAGGAAACTTACCTCCTGAACTAAACTTAGGGCCGCAAGATTATGAACAGAGGCAAGAAGAGATTGATAGATTCCAGAGTGGAGAAGCTCTTTATTGTCTATTCAACTTCAAGTCTGGCGGCGTCGGCTTGTCCTTGCATCACACTGATGAGATGACTAAGCAAAAGGTTAGACGTAAACCAGAATCAAACTTTGCTTATGAAGAAGATATTCCTAATATCACCACTCGTCCTCGCGTTACATTTTTGGCCCCTACATATTCAGCAATCGAACTGGTTCAGGGATTGGGTCGTGCTCCTCGACTCACTTCTCTCAGTGATACAAGTCAGATTATTGTGTTCTATCGTGGGACGATTGAAGTAGCAGTGGCGACAGCAGTCAGTGCTAAGCTTAAATGCTTAAAGAAAGTGATTAGGCAAAGAGAATCTTGGGAAGATGTAATCATGAACAAGTCACCGGAAGTTGTTATACCAGTAGATGAGTCAGTAATAATCCAAGAAGATTTACTGGGTGATGACGAAGAAGATGAGGAATAATTATGCAACCAATTAAAAATGCGTCAGACTTCATTAGGACACTTTGGACTAATGGACAGAAAACACTAGCAGAACAGCAAGAAGTATCAGCAAGAGCTATCGCAGTAACACAAGGGGTTAAGGGTTATTACCCATTCTTCTCTTGTGCTGCCGAGAAGGTATTGGACTCCTATATTACCAATGACCCAGAGACTCAGCTAGTAAAAGAGCAAGCTCAACTCTTGCAAGGGTATGAGTATCCAGTTCTTATCCAAGGACCAAGTGGGACAGGAAAGGAATTGCTAGCTAGAGCATTGCATGGTAGCAGAAAAGGTAAGTTCGTAGCAGTTAATTGCACAGGACTCCCGGATGAATTGATTGAATCAGAACTCTTTGGTCATGCTAAAGGAGCTTTCACTGGAGCAATCACTGAAAGGGTAGGTAAGTTCAGGGCTGCGTTTGGTGGGACTATATTCCTAGATGAGATTGGGGATATGCCACAGAGTATGCAAGCTAAATTGCTAAGAGTTCTACAAGAGAAGGTAGTGTGCCCTATTGGTAGTGACATCGAAGAGCCAATCAATTGTAGGGTAGTGGCGGCGACGAACAAGGAACTCTCTACCATAAACTTTAGGGAAGATGTTCTCTATCGACTCAATACATTCGAGCTAAAGACTAAAGGGTTAGATCAAAGAATATGTGATATCGAAGACATTGTTGATTCACTGGGAGGAGAAGGGTTAGTAACGGAGTTCATGAACTTTGCTAAAACAAAACCTGATGACAAAGCAGACGACATCTATAAAGAGTTCTTCTCCCTCTCCGGTAATGTTCGTTCGTTACAAGCTCAAGTGTTGCGATATAAAATACTTGGAAAAATAAAATAGCTTGGCATGAATCTTGCTAAGACTTGTTAACAACATAACCGTTGTATATTACTACTTATGGCTGAAACAAATCCCCCTAAAGCAACAGTTCCTCCAGTATTGGATTGGAGTAAAGCAGAGAAACATCTTGATGCTATCAAGACAAAAGTGATGGAGTATGCAGGTAAAGCTGGGCATAATCCTTTCATATGGTGGGCGCAACATGGGCAAGAGTTGGAAACGAAATTGGCAGTCTCTACTAATAGGACTCCTAGTTTCTATGCCCAAGTTCTAGCATTTACTTTTGCTGTTCCCTCTGCTCCTGACATGGGAATTAACTTGAGGAAACCTACCCCTCGCCAGCAAATCATTATTAAATAAGGAATCTTCGACGCATAATAAGGTGAGTGTAACCATCTCTATCTTAGTTGTGTGTGACGCCAAGAAGATTCCTTGTGTGTTCGTATGGCTAAACTAAGAATGTTACACAAAATTTCTAATGCTTTCTACTTCAACATTATTCAGCACAGTAGTTGGTGCGGCATGTCCCTCCCTACCCTTAGTGCATAGGATAGTGGAGAGGTAGAACTCTGAGAACTAACATCTATGTTCTCAGACACTTCACCTCAAGTGTATAATGAGGTTGACTTATCTCGCAAAAGATTTCAAAGAGATTAAATCTTTGGTGCCGCTGCTCAGTAGGATAGCCCAGCGTTATGATGGTTAGTCTAGTGCTATAACCTAGCAAAGTATCCAGATACGCTGATACCGGCAGGCTCCTCCGATTATGGAGCCATTTAATTTCCTAGTCTTATCCTATGTCACAAAAAGCTTCTATGCCTAATCGTCTCAGGGCAAGAGTTAACTATGAAGGAAAAGTTCCTGAAGGGTGGAGGAAGTCTTCTATCTCCCCTTACTTTACCCAAAAGCATGCTCTTACTTTGAAGCCTTTCCTTGATGAACTTCACAGTGATGTCACAAAGAAAGTAACATTCGATGCTAAGAAACTTAGGATGACAGTGCTCTCCTGCTATATGCGAATTTACCAAGGATGGCTTTGGCTTATTGAACATGCGGACGCAGATGGTAAATATAAATTACTCAAAGACATTACTAGGATTCAGAAAGGGAAGACAACAGTTTCCATCGTGCATGGAAGGCATAACACTTTCAAAGGATTAGAAGGGGAAGTAACTTCCGATAACAAACCAGCAGTAGATTGGAGAACACAACTTGTTGATTACGTAGAACTAGAAGGTGATGAACATGCGCCGCTCGAAGTAGGAGGTATTCCCTTTGTAGAAGAAGATATGGATTGGATAGCAGGATTCTTAGCTCCTATGCGAGAACAAGTAGCCTTGATTAAGATGACTGCCACTTCTTTCAAAGTGTGCAAGAGTAAGAAACTTGTAGAACTTATTAAGGAGAGAAAGAAACTAGTATGATTCTTGCTGACCTCTTGCAGTTATCTCCAGAAGATTGGGAGAAACTCTCAGACGAAGAACTCAAGCTAGCTCTCGAACCATTCTTAAAAGTTACTCGTCCCACTAAACCAGTTGTAGCTCCTACTAAAAAGAAAGTAACTACTAAGTCTCCCGGTGTTGCTGACATGCTAAAACAATTGCAAGCTCTTTCGCAGCAAGCTACTCAAGCTAAATGAAAACCTCTGATAAAGTATTAAGTGTAGCACTAGGACTTGTTCCTATTGGAGGGTTTTATTATTTGTTCTCAGAAAGTTTTAATCCTAATAAAGTTCTGTTCTCCAATGATGGTCCGCTTGGAGTGATGAACTCTCAATGGTGTAGAGAAGGTTACAACCCCGGCAGCCCACTTTGGCAAGACTTGCACTGGTTAGGTAATCCCGGAGGAGTTGCTCCTGTTAGTATTACCACAAGTTTCTATTGGCTATGCTCAGAGCCTCTATTGTTTATTCTCGTGCTAGCAATTAGCTTAGTAGCGTTATTCAATCTACTCACTAATACTAAACCAGAAGTTCCTTTTGTAATGCCCGATGAACCAGCCCAGAGTAGAGCATTAAGTTGTTCCGTCTTTCGCTACTCAAGTGTAGTGTTACTTCCAAGATTGCTTTGGATACTTGCTGACACTAGCACAGAAAAAGTAAATCCTTTAGAAGCTCTGTTCTGGGTTGGTTATTTAATGGTCGGTCTCCTTTATTGGTTCAGTGTAGAAGAAGAAAACTATAGATATGAAAAAAGTATTATGCGTTGATGCCAGTAGTTTGAAACATGCTTCTTGTGGAAGGAAGCTACTCCTAACAGTAGGAGAAGGGTTGAGGGTTAGAAAAGAAAGCAATGATTTGCTGTATGGAACTTGCTTTCATCTCGCCGCCGAGCTTGTTGCTAAAGGTAAGTCTCCTTTCGAGGCGAACGAGGCAGCACTTGCTAAGTGGGACTCAATGATTAACGACTGTGAGATTAAGTCCACTGCTAGATTCTTAGACAGGAAGCATCTCGCAATGACACTTACTAAGTTCTTCATGGAGTTGCAAACTAATGACATCTTTACTCAATGTCCTTACATTAAGATTGGGGATACAGCATTGGCTGAATGTAAGTTCTCTATTCCTCTTTACTCTGATGATGAAGTTGATGTCCTAATTCAGGGGACGATGGATGGAGTATTTCAAATTGCTAAAGGGTGTCCCGCTTTAGGGGATTGGAAAACAACTAGGGCTAGAGACCCAGAAGATTATTTCTATGGCTATAAGATGTCAACTCAATTACGCACCTATAGATGGGCTATTGATTGGTATAAGAAACACTATCCAACAAGTCCTTTCGCAAAAGCTTTTGAGGGCGCACCGAAGGTTGGCGCATTTATTTATGGAGCCTTCCTAAGTGCTAAGGATGGGGTAGAGTTCAAACGCTCTCAAGTTTTTCAGTTCTCTGACAGTGACATGTTGAACTATACTCAAATGTTAAATGCTGTTGTGACAAAACTTGTCATTGATTGGAAAAGATTTACAAAGGGTGGTGACTACCCATTAGCAGAAGGGATCATCAATGGTCACTGTCAAGTTGGCTATGGTTCTAACTGCACATTCTATCATGCTTGTTCCTCTTGTGTAGGGTTAAGCGAGAGGGAAGATAGCAAGCTGTTGTTTGAAACTATTCTTTCTAACAACTTCAAGAAAACAGATTACCGTCCGCTAGAGTTTGGCGGCGGCGATAAGAAAAACAAACAACATACCGAAAACATAAAATGAAGAAATACATTACATGTGCAGTGTTCAGTGCTCTCGCCCTTCTCAGTGCTAAGTGTGCAGACTGGAAGAATTGGAACGTGCAATCAGTTTACTCTGTTGCTGTCTCTGATTTGAAATTCAGCAATGCGAAGCAAGGTGGAGGTCTTGGGTTTGAACTCTTCCCTATTAAGAACTTGGGAGTTCAGGTTCAAGGTGTTACCTATGACACCCATCATAGCGTGTTGGACGAAGGTTCGGCGGCTCTTAACTACTATGTTCCTGTTAGCAAAGACTCAAAGATTTCACTCTTTGCTTCGCTTGGAACATTGAAAGGGTTTGAAGTCAATGAGAACTGGCAGTATAAAGTTGGTGGTGGTATTGCTGCTATGATTACTGACAAAATTAGTTCTCGTGTTGGAGGTTATCTGGTTGATGACTTCAAGCATAAGACTGAGATGCGGTTTGAAGCGGCGGTTGGGTTTGGGTTTTAATTTGTTATGGATATTATTTCGCCTTATAATGAACGAGAACCTATGTGTAAAAGCACGTTAGGTGAAAGAGCTTCACAACGTCAGATTCTTTCTGAAAAGAAAGCATATCTTAGTAAACAGTTAGATGATGTATCAGCAGCATTGGATTTTCTTGATTCAAATCCAGTGTTTGAAAAAGGTTTAGACATCCTTGCAAAAGGACTTAGGTAACTAATCAATTAGCTGGGGCGCGCATGGCTCGCAAACAATTACGCGCAATTTAATTATGCCAAAAATTATAGCTTTCTCAGGATACAAAGGTTCAGGTAAAGATACTGCTGCTTCAAATTTTAAGCGTCTTCTCCCTCATGTAACTCACAACATTCAGATATTCTCTTTTGCTTTTAATCTCAAGAAAGAACTTTCAGAAATCTTGGGGCAATCACTTGAATGGTTAGAAGCTAATAAGAATAATCCAGTGATTAGGCACATGCTTCAGTGGTATGGGACTGAGTTTGCAAAAGGTGAACGAGGTTCAGATGTCTGGATTAAAGCTTTAGAGAAAGAGATTGCTGCACTCAAAGAACCTGCTATCATCTTAATTCCTGACTTGCGTTTTGTGGAAGAGGCGAAGTGGGTGAAGGCACAAGAAGGGATTATCTTTAAGGTAACTAAGAAAGGACATATCAATGAAGACATACACATAAGCGAAACAGAATTGGATAAGATTAAACAAGACTTCCTGCTTTACAACAACGGTTCTAATCTTAGAGAGTTTGAACTTGAGTGTAGATGGGCTTGTCAGTTCGCGAGAGAAAGGTTGAAGGTCTAAATGAACTTAACTCCTATCATAGTTGGAATAGCTATGTCTGCTATTGGTGAACCCTTTGTTATGTTTGCGCCAGCATTGCCTGCTTATGAGCAACCTATTTTGAAAGCTCTAGGTCAAATAGAATCAGGAGGAGATGATTCAATAGTAGGAAGATTAGGAGAACGAAGTCGTTATCAGATTCTCAAAGCAACTTGGAAAGAATGTAGTAATAAACCTTTCTCGTTTGCTTACCACAAAGATATAGCTTCTAATGCAGCAGCAACATACTTAAACATTCTAAGCAACAACTACTATGTTGCAACACTTAGAAGACCATCAGAGTTGGACCTCTATGTAATGTGGAATTGGGGATTTAGTAATTACCGAAACATAAAATTCAACTACATCAAAGCACCAGCAATAGTAAGAGATGCCGCCGAACGATTCACTAACCTAGTCTATCAATACAAGAACAACAATTAGCTATGCAACTACCAACATCAAAAACACCAGCAGAACGTAAAGACCCTCGCTACATCCTTCTCTATGGACCACCTAAAGTAGGGAAGACAACTATCCTTAGCCAACTGGAAGACAACTTGATTATTGATTTGGAAAATGGAACAGAGTTGATGGAGGCTCTCAAGATTAAACCAACATCCATTGCTGATTACCGGAAAATCTGTGAGATGATTTGTGCTAAACAGCCAAGACCTTACAAGTATGTATCAATTGATACCGTTGATAAATTGGAAGAATGGGCGGAAGAGTTGGCGACGCTTAATTACAAAGCCTCCAATGTAGGTAAAAACTTTATGGGGAAATCAGTTCTGTTTCTTCCTAATGGTGCTGGCTATCTGTGGCTTAGAGATGCTTTTGCTGAACTCATGCAACTCGCTTATCCTCTTGCTCGTTCTGTTATCTTTGTCGGACATGTTCGAGATAAGATGCTTGAGTCGCAAGGAAGAGAAGTAAGTTCTAAAGACTTGAACTTGACAGGAAAAGTTAGGACAATCATGTGCTCCCTTGTGGATGCTATTGGTTACGTAACTCGCGACAAAGAAGGGAACCTCGGTGTAAACTTTAAGACTTCTGAAACTATTGCTTGTGGCAGTAGGTGCCAGCATCTAATGGGACAGAGCTTCTGGTTTGAAGGTAATAAGTTTGATTGGAAGAAAATTTTTATTGATTAAATTTCCTCTCTCAGCAATTGTAGTTGAGAAGAGGCTTAGTAAAACAACAAACATAAAACATAAAACATATGGCAATCCGTAATGCAGCTAACGTAGTTAAACCCACTGGTCAAACTATCACTGGTCAAGTGCCGCCGGGATACAAAGGAACTCTTATCCTGCGTATCAAGGATGCAATCTTTGGTCCTTCTAAGTCTTCTGGTTTCCCCCAGATTACTTGGAAGACAGAGGTTGTTAACCCACTTGAAGTAATCAGTGACTACGACGGAAACAAGTATAGTCTCGACAGCAAAGAGATTAACATGTATCTGTCTCTGTCAGAAGTCAAGAAAGACGGGAGTCCTGCTAACTCTCTTGACTATATCATCAATGAGCTTCATCCTAAGCTCGGTCTTCCTAAAGAGATTGATGATGAAAACCCGAACTTGGAACAATACAAAGGATTGTGTTTCCAAGTTATTGCAGAAACTCAGGAGCGGAAAGAGCAACGTCGGAAACCCGATGGCTCGTATGAGTTGATTAAGGATGCAGACGGTAATGAGATTAGCCGTGGATGGGAGTGGCGTATGATTGGGATGAAGGATGTTCTCAAGCTCGCTACTGCTACTGCTGGTCGTCAGTTCTAAGTTTAGTATTTGTCTGCTGGTCCCGACGGCCAATATAATATCGGGACAATTTCTATGATACTTTCTTTTCTTGCTAAGCACCAAACATTTATTCGAAGAGTTTTGACTCTCGATAAAATAATTGTGCTAAAATTTCTAGGTCTTAGTGTCGGAAAAAGAACTTACATAGCAAGAACTTCTTCATGGCCGCTTCGCTATTTGAAGGGTATTAACATAGGTTCAGACGTAATTATAGGCAAGAATACACACTTAGGGGTGAACAAAGAAGGAAGTATTGTAATAAACTCTAAGGTAGGTGTTGGAGAATTTTGTAGAATTAGTTCTTATGGACTCTTAGTAATTGAAGAAGGAACATTGATTGCTGACAATGTTGTCATTCAAAATACTGAACACACCTTCAAAGAAGATACGTCACCGTGCTCAACACCTCTTGAGTATAGAGGAATTATTTCGATAGGAAAGAATTGCTTTATAGGAAGAAACTCAGTAATACTCGGCGGCACGATTCTACCAGACAATACTAGAGTTGGTGCAAATTCAATAGTGCAAGGTTATTATTCAGAAGCCATAGTTTTATCTGGTCAGAAAGCTACTATTAAAAAATACTTATGAAAAATTTACTAACAGGATTCATGATTGGTGCTGTCGCAACTCTTTTATGGTTAGCTTACAAAGCTTTCTCAGGATTAGCTTACAATTTCCTTTTCTGCAAACACAACAATCAACGACTGGAGGAAACATGGCACGATGGAACATTAAAAATCTCCTGCAAAACCTGTGGCAAGGTTTGGTTTCGCCCATTATAGTCGCTGAACTATCCTTAAAGGATTACCAGAATAAAAAATACTTAACTAAAGAGTTAGAGACTTGTGATTGTTGCCATGACGAAGTCTCATGGCGAGACGCTCGCTACACAGGTGTTCAATTTCTCTGCAATAAATGTAACAAAGAACTAAAATGAAAACTCCATACCAACAAAAAGTATTGAATCGTGCAATTATGCGTTCGGCAAGTCTTCCAGTTCCAACAGATAACACTCATCTTATTGAGATTCTGTTGATTGCTATTGAGCAGAAAGATATTGTGCTTATGCAACACTATAATTTCTTTGGCCCCGGAAGAAAAGAATCAGAGAAGATTGCTAAAGTATTAGAACTTCCATGAGACATCTTCCTTCTAAAGAATACTGCGGGCTTACCATAGTCTTGTCGCAACCAAGTAGGCAAGACTTAACTACGCTCTTGTCTGGATACGCAGGAGTATTCTTTAATCAAGATTGTTTAGCTTCTCTAACAAGTCGATGGCGTTGTGACATTAGAACTGCTGACACTTTAGGAGCAGGTCTTTTGCCAAACACAAAAGCTATTCTCTTGTTGGGGGAGCGGTCATTGCATGAGTGGGCAGATGGTTACTCAGAGTATTCAATCAATGAGCTAAGAGGAACTCCTCTAAGAAATAAGTTTGGAGTTCCTGTTATCTGTTCTTATAGCCCTCAAGATGCTATCGACCCACAAGACTATGAATCTAAGTTTAACTCTGCTCTTACCTCTAAGGATGAAGAGAGGGAAGGTGGAGGGGAAGATGAAGTTAATACTAAGAAGAGACACGGTAAAACGCGCCGCGCTAACTTTAGGTTCTTCTTAGCAAAAGATGTTAAGAAGATATTGTATGGAATGGAAGATGCTAACAGGACGAAGTCCCATGTATATGATATTGACATCTACCCGCAACTGCACGCTGTTCTCAAAGTCCTTGAAGAAACTAAAGGTAGTAATTTCTACTTGGATATTGAAACCGATTCCAACCAAAATATGTTATGCTTTGGTTTTAGTTTTGAGGGGGATACTCCTGTTTATACTGTTCCAGTCTTACGATATGATTATGCACTAGCTTACGGAGATTCAACATTCAGGCTTTTCAGAGCATTAGCAAAAGCTATCATGAATAATACGACTGTTGTTCATAATAGTATGTTCGACTTGTATGTTCTCTCAACTAAATACTCACTCCCCTTTACATGGAATATCTATGATACAATGCTTAGTCAACATCGCTGCTTCCCAGAAGCGGAAAAAAGTTTAGGGCATTGTCTAAGTATTTGGCCTTCTATCTGGGAACCATTTCATAAAGATGAAGGAATCTTTGAGCCGCAGAATTTACATCAAGAGAAACAACTATGGTCCTACAATGCTAAAGATGTCGCAGCCATGAAATGGATACGCGCGGCGCAGCTTAGTTATGCGGATGATATTAAAGGATTGCGAGAGTCTATCGACCAGAGCAATAGAAGTATCTATCCATTTCTACTGAACACATTACTTGGTATGAAGTTCGATGAGAGTAAGCGGCAGAAGATGATTGCTGATAACGATAAGTTGATGAATGGTTATCAAAGAGCGTTGAACTACTTAGTTGGTCCTGAAATGGAATTGCTTGCTACATCTTCTAAGTCATGCGTTAGGTATTTCCATGATGCACTTAACTATCCAATCGTAGGAAGAAGTAAGAAGACAGAAGAACCTTCTCTCGGGGAAATAGAATTGCTTAAACTAAAGCAGAAGTTTCCGTTCAATGTCGCGATAGATTTCTGCATTAAATACAGGCAACGTAAAAAAGAAACAGGTAGTTTAGGGTTTACCCCTTGGAAAACAATATGAGAAACACCTGTCATTGGAGTCCCGGTGGAACTAAAACGTTCAGAAACAAGTCTGGAATGTTAATTGGTAGTATTGGTTCTAACCTTCAGAATCCTTCTGATGACATCTGCAAAATCTATATTCCTGACGACGACAAAGTCTTTATTCAAGTGGATTGTGCGGGAGCAGAAGCACTAATTGTTGCTTGGGAATGTAGAGAAGGAAGATTCAGGAGTCTATTTCAGAATGGGATTAAGCCTCATACTTTTGTAGCTATGAATCTGTTCGCCGCCGAGTGGAAAAAAGAACAGCCTTATGACATAGCGAACCTTTGTTCACTCCCGATACCTGAGTTAGCTATTCACCCTGAGTGGAAGAAACTCAGCAAGATAATCAAGAATTCTCAAGAGAGATACTTCATTGGTAAAAAGACTTGCCACTCATTTAACTATTGCAAGACGGCGGCATCGTTTAGGTTTGATGTTCTTAAAGAGACAGAAGGAAAAGTAGCTCTAAGCCTAGCTCAGTCAGAATTCTTTGAAGGAATTTATCATGCTCTCTTCCCAGAAATTAAAGAGTGGCAAAAGAAAACAGAAGAGACTATTCGTAGCACAAGAACACTAAGAAATCTTTATGGATTTCCTATGCACTTTGGTTCTCATATCACAGACAAAATTATCAGAGAAGGAGTAGCTTGGGTTCCGCAATCAACAGTGGGAGTTATTGGAGCTAATGGATTTTCAGACATGCAAATGTTTGTAGAACTTAACAATAAACAATGGGATGTTTTGAACAACAAACATGATTCAGTGTTGATACAATCTTCCGAAGCAGAATCCCTAGAAGCAGCTAAGACGCTGTCAGATATTATGAGCGTCAAACTTGTGTCCTCTAGTGGAGAACACTTTCAGATGAAGACAGAAGTGAGCATTGGAAAGAATTGGGGAAAGTGGGATGAACAAAATAATCCAGATGGGATGAAGGAGATTATACTTTGACAAACTTCGACTCTTGGCATCATTACATGAAAGACGCGATTGCGCCAACCTCTTTCATCACGATGTCTTACTACTCAATGATAGCCGCCGCTCTTCAGCGACGCGTATATCTTGGTTCAGATGAACGACCGCTGTTTCCAAACATGTATATCATCTTGATTGGTGACCCCGGTGTAGGCAAAGGTATTGCACTTGACCCAATCGTAGGAGCTTTGCGAACACACAAACTCTTAAAGATGCAGATTAAGAAGCCAGATGCTTCTTCTACTACGCAAGAACAAGCCGATGCTTTGGCGGCTCTTATTGCTGAGATGGAAACTTCTAATGGAAAGGAACCTAACGGTAACTTTAAGAAGATGACAAGCATGGAGGAGCCTCTAATGTTTCCTCTCGCTTCTAATGCTATTACTTATGAAGCTCTCGTAAAGACTCATTCACAAAGCCTTCGGAGTATCTTTCCAGAAGTGGATAAAAATAGTAAGCTTCTTAAATCAGGACTCTATACTCACTCTAGCTTGAGCTTCGTCTTGGAAGAAATCTCCTCACTGTTTAGAAAGCACACAGAAGACGTAGTTCAATACTTAATCACAGCGTTCGACTGCAAAGACTATAAATACACTACGATTGGAAGAGGTTCTGACAGGGTAATTAACTCTTGCTTAAACCTTGTTGCAGGGACTACTCCATCTTTCATGAAGGAGACATTCAATGACAGACTTCTTAATGATGGTTTTGCGTCGCGGGTCTTATTCGTATATGCAGAGAAGAATAGGTTCTATCGCTTCGACGTTTCTAGCATGGATGAGAGTCAATTCTTAGCTAAGAAACAAGTCGTTGACCACTTAGGAAATCTTGGAAAACTATTTGGAAAAGTATCTTATTCTCCTGACGCACATGCCTTCATGAAGTATTACATTGAAGACGTGTTAGGAGAACAGAGAGCTAAAACTAACAACGACTCAAAGTTAATTTACTACTACTCTCGAAAGAACATTCATATCCAAAAGCTGATAACAGCAATGCACTTTTCAGAAACAACTGACATGGTAATAAATCACAATACTTGTGAGAAAGCTGTAGCTCTACTAGACAGCATAGAACTATCTATGCACTTAGCTTTGAGCACGGCGTCGCGCAACCCTCTTCGTAATGTTGCGGATAAAGTATTGAAAGCTCTTGAAGAGAAGCCGATGGACAAAGCTGAAATCTGGGCTAAGTTCTTCTCTGATATTACCACGCCAGTAGAACTAGAATCTCTCTGTGAATACTTGACTTCAACAGGGAAAGTTAAACAAGAAATAATAAACGGTAAATTCCGATTCAAAGTAATCAAATGAACGCAACATTAAAGAAAATTTACAGTGAGTTCCGTGAGTTCGATTGTGTTATTACATTCACAAGCACTAACAACAACGAAAGTTTCGACATCGAAAACTACGCTATCTTTATTCAGAATCCAGAACTTCCTGAAGAAGAGTTTGTGAAAGCTCTTGCTGATAGATTCCCTAACATCACTGTAATTGAATTCAAGATTGTTAATAACTCTACTATTTATGAACGCTGAACAAACTGCTGTCACCTTATTCATGCAAGCCTTTGACCAAGTGGTCAGAGCTAAACCTTGCATCCCTCCTGATGAAGAAGTTAACTTGCGACTCAATCTAATTGAGGAAGAGTTTAATGAACTACAAGAAGCTTTTGTAAATAAGTCTAAAGTCGAGGTCGCCGATGCTCTCGCTGACCTTCTTTATGTCATCTACGGAACTGCTTGTTCTTGTGGCATGGACATTGGAAGAGTTTTCAATGAAGTCCATGCTTCTAATATGAGTAAGCTCTGGAAGTCTCATGAAGTTTCTACTCTCTTGAACAGAGATGCTCAAGAGATTTATCAATACAACTCTCCTCTACCGATAGAAGGTGATGAGCATACCGCGACGCGCTTGTCTAAGGCAGCATGGGTAGTAAAAAATAAGGAGGGTAAGATTATTAAATCCCCCTCCTACACCGAAGCTAACATTGTTAGAGCACTTAGTCTCGATTAGAATATGGTTTCTTTAACTTAGGAACCATAGTATTCTTTATCTGATTTACTTTGTTTTGCTTTAAGTAATCAGCATATCTCATGTTAGCCTTGTCAACCCCGATAGTTTTAATTAAGTATTGATAATACTTAGCTGCTTCCATTGGGTCACTAGGAAACGTTTGATATGAGTTTCTCCTCAATCCCTCAACATTACTCGCTAACTCCCCATAATTCCCCTTAGCCTTCTTCACTGCCGTCTCTAATGCCCGAGGGAGCTTAGAGGCGGCATCTTCTAAACTCGATGCACGTTTGAAGTCACGAGCAGCAAATCCTAAATAAGGATTGCTATCTGAACCACCTTGTGCTGGTTCATGATTAAGTTCGTTGTAGACTCGAATGTCTCGAAACTTCCCCTTCCTCTCCGTTCCTTCTTTATCCACCCAATTCTTTCCATAGCGATAGTTCTGATAAGTAGCAGTGAGAATGTCCCCAATAAAGTGAGAGAGAATTTCCAACTTCTCTTCTCCTTGTTGCGCGGCTTCTAATCCATGAGCGGTATTCTGAAATATACTCTCAACTAAGCTGAGTGCCGGCATCGAAACAGGATTATTAAACTTCAAGTCTTTGCCTTGAAGCGTTGCTACTCCTGCTTTCGCCATCTCTGACAACATGCCACCATAACCTCCTAACTGTAGGAGGCCAATAACTTTTGCGGTAATGTTCTCAACATCAGGATTAGCCCAAGTCTCTTCGAGAGTAGCATCAGGGCTTTTCTTGTGGCTTAGGAATTCAGTAAGTTTCTCAATGGCTGCTCCAGTAAGAAGTCCAGCAAAAGTAGTTTTAGCAAGAGGTGCCCAATCTCCATGTTCAGTAATTGGGCGAACAATATCCTTTTGGAAGGTATCGAACTTCTCAATAGACCAGCGAGCGAGGGACAGCATTGGAGCCGCGCCGCCTTCGATAGCACTAGAAGGTAATCCACCAGCAGAGTAGCTACCACGAGTAGCGTCTACAAAATTCTTGGCGACGCGCATTACATCATCTCCAGAGACTTCTGTTTTAACATTAAACTTTTCTTTCACTCCACCTTTAATGTTTCCTCCAAAGCGATTCAACATTCGACGAGCTTTAATGTCGCCAGCTTTAGCTTGTGCAAACCATTGAGTAGCTAGTGTCTCCCCAAGAGAATAACTAAGTTCTCCTTCAAACTTATCTGACAAATCTCGTCCTGACCACTTTCTCATGAAAGCAGAATACTTGTCAGCTAGTTCTACAAACCTATCAGGATTACCTTCAATAATTCCTGCTGCATCAATGTCTTTGAAGGACGTCCTCACAGCATTAGATTCAAATGCTCTGGAAGCTCTCTCCGCTCTCTTCACAAAAGCTTCTTTCAGAGTGCTAGGAGTTACTCCATAATAACCAGCATAGGAAGTTCCTAATCCTGCTATGTTACGAATAGCTGCGGGAGTTCCAATCACACTATTAACAACTGCTCGAAGAAAAGCGTTACCACGTTGATTCATTGGAGCATCAACTCCGAACACCGTTCTGAGTGCGCTCTTAACTTCAGTAGAGTTTCCAATCCAAGTTACATCCTTAGCTTTGTCTTGAGTAGCAGCGTCCAAATCAGTAAATGCTTTTCCATATTGGTCCTTCAAACCAAGAGCCTTCATCATGCGAGGGTCTGCTTGTAAGAACTTATGAAAAGCTACATCACTTGCTGCGCGTCGCCCATAGCGTTTGAAAGCTAATGCTGGATTCTGTTCTACAAGTTCAAACGGAAGACCTTTACCTTCTGCTTTGCGAACAGCATTGAACCTAATGTCAGGAGTAACGCCAGCATTACCCACCGCTTCTTTATACTCTTGAAGTTGCTTAGCTGCGGCCTCTTTAGTTAAGCCTTTCTTCTCCATGTAATCTACATAAAGCTTGTCATACTTGGGAGCATCAACAGTATTTTCTTGCCAAGCATGAAGAACTTTCTGCGAAATGATGTTAGGTTGATAACCTTCTGGTTTCAATTGCATCTTGCGGAAGTCATCTGAATCTTTAATCTCAAGACCAGAAGCTATGATGTCTTCACCAACAACTTTGAATTCAGCATCGAGGGCACTCTTTAGTTTCTGCTCGTTTGCAGTGAGAGTATTAGTAGGTTCGATTCCATTGCTAATTGCGTGCCGGAATTTATAGGCGTTCGCAATTTCATCCTTATCATATCCATTCAAATGCGCTACAATCTTATTCCCGTATTTACCTTCTAACGTGGAAGCTTCTGAATTAAACTTCTGGAGATTAGCAGCTACTTCTTTTCCAGTAGTTCCTAAGCGAGCGACTTTGTCATAACGAGAAGGGAGCAAGAATGGAAGAGCATTAGGGTCTTCGGAGTCATCTTGGAATCTAATGTCTGGATTTTTTGGGTTGAATTCACCAGAGTTACCTGTGGCGGATTTGACTTGTGTTGGCTTGAAGGCAACAGCTTGTAAAAGACTTCCATCTTTCTCTAAAATATGAATTCCATCAAACCCAGCAGCTATAGCTTTAGCTTGAATTTCATTGGTTATATTTCCTTTAGTTTCTAAAGCTTTTTCGGCAATAGCGTTAGCCTTTTCTTTTGTATAACCAAGCTTAATAAGAACTCCTTCTGCGGGATTATTAAAATCTTTTAATGAGACTTCAATTGGATTTTTTATACTTACGTATAAAGCTTTAACATTAGAACCTTGGTTTCTTTTTTCAGCATTAGCAGATTCAAAAGCATATGAAGAAGCTATTTCAGAACTTGGAGATACGTAAATACCTTTACCAACAGAACCCTCTTTAGCTTGAATAAACTTAGTAAAATCCGCGTCTGTTCCATGATAAACCTTCAAAGGCTTCCCTTCCTTATCCACTACTTTACTATCTCCAAACCACTCCTTAAATGCTGGAGTTTGTGTTTGGTCATCAACGGCTTGGAACTTCTTATCTGGACCCTTCGGCGGCATATTACCATTACGGTTTTTAATGTCTTCACTATCTTGCCACAGCTTTCTAAACTCTGCACTCTCCAAACCTCCTTCGCTTT